GGTTTCCAGTCTAAATTTAAATAAGATAAATCACCATTTATTGATAATTCATTTTTATATTTTTGAATTGATTGTTCTCCTCTAGCATATAATCTTAATTGGTGAAAATTATTTATATTTCCATCAAACTTAGAAGTAGCTCCGTTGAACCACTCTTGCCTTATAGCTTTAGCTACATCTAATCCATATTTTTCAGATAGTTTTTCTAAATCACTTACTGCTTGTGATGGAAAGTTTACATGAGATTGAATCATACTTTGTCTGTTATTATTTTAGATTGAAATCCTTTATTATTATATTTGTGTATACTAATGTTTACTGGTTGTCTTTCTAGTTTTGGATTTGGCCGATACAAGTGCCTATTACAAGCCATTATTGCTAAACCAGAACTAATTGAAGCGTCATGTTTTGTTCTTTTGTTTATATCAAATTTAGACCAATCATTTAATGTTTCATTAAAATACATAGTACCATAAGTGCCGTCTTGTAGTAAACCAATATGATCATTAATATACATTTCAATAGCGGCAGCGTGAGCCTGTTTTATATCTTCGCTTGAGTTAGGTATTCCGCCAACTTCTTTTTCCGCCACTGATAATTTATTCCAAACCTTATCTGGTCTATTTATACTAAACTTTCTATAGCCTCTTCTTCTTAAATAATACAATAATCTAGGTTTGTTATTTTCTGCTAATAATGGCATTCCATAAAATACCAATGCCATTAAAACGTCTTCAAAAAATATATCAGCTGTTTGAGGTCTTGCTATATATTCTAAAAAGAAAGTGTTAGCTGGAGCGTCTTCCATTGAAAACTTAGTCAATCCATGCAAAGCACCTTTCGATCCAGTACCATCTACTGTTCCAGATATATCATAAGAGTCGCAACCAAACACTCCCATGTGTTCATTGCCTGGATATTTTACGCCATTTTTTAATATAACGTTATTTTGTAAATTACTATTAGGTATCCAACTTACTTTAAATCTACCATTAGGGTCAGCATTAAAAACAACTTGAGTATCTTTGATCCCATTTATCCATTGAAAATTACCAGTTGTTAATACAGAAGAATTTTTATTTCCTTCATTGTAATCTATTTGCTCGTATATTTTTACTAGATTAAATAAACTATTACCTGTTTCATCTCTAAATGCGTGCTCTTCTGTTCTAGGAAATTGACGGTAAAATTCATTTAAAGCATCCTGGTCGTCTTTTAATCCTTCAGCTTCGTTATCCCAATGATCTATTACACCTTGATCTATTTCTAAGCCATGGGGATCAAATGCTGATTCATTAGGAGTATTAAATACAGGTTGTCCGTATTCGTCAATGAAACCTTCATAATTCCACTCCATGGGTATAAACAAAGAATAAAGTCCTGATTTCGTTTGTCCATTTCTATTTCTTTTTGTTACATCAGAATTATTATATAAATTCTTAAAGTTATCGCCTCCTTTGTCAAGAGCATTACTTGTTGATCCCATCATGCATTTACCAACAATTCTACTACCTAATCTTAAACAAGTCTTTGTAACTCTCCAGTTATTTTTTATATTGTCAGGTCTTTCCCATTTACCACTTTCATCGTGTACTAGTAAATTTAACTTTTCACCGTCATAGCTATTATCACCTGTATTTTTCCAATCTATAGTTGTGTCAAGGCCCTCCATATCATCTTGTTCTTCTCGTTCCCTCATTTTTTTACGAGTAAACTTTTTAGCAGGTACCCTATAAGCGAGCTCGGACTTTGGTCGGTCCATACCGTCCTGTATTGGTTTGAAGAAGAAAGGATAATTAAGACTTATAGGCACTACTTTATCTGTAAACATCTTTTTCGCATCAGCACCAGTCTTAGAAAGTATCCCAAATCTACTATCACTAGCTAATGTAGCTAAATTAACAGTTTCAGCTGAACTCATAAAGGAAAAACCAGAACGTCTATTTTTTAAATAACACATTCCGTAACTTCTTTTATCCGCTTTGCAAGCTTCCCAGAATATAAAGAATAACCTATTGGCCTCTCTAAAATCAGGAGCACCAACATCAATCTTACTCCACTGTAAATACATATAATGTGTGCCAGTTAAATAAGTTGGTTTACCATTATTCATAAACCAAAATCCTTCTTCTCTTCTTCTAAATTCTTCATCTATATATCCATAATGTTTTTCTTTAAAATCATCTGGATAATCTTGCCAATCAAATACAGTTTTAATTCTTTTAAAATCTGGATTAAATGGAAACTGTTTCCACTTTTGTTCTTTTTTATTATTACTACAAGAGTATGTTTTAGCTGGTTGTTTTGGCAATGCTATTTTTAAACCTTGTATTTCAAGTATATCACCAATTTGACCGCTTTTACTAATAATAACAATATCATTTTCTTTATTGTAACCATATTCCCATTTTTTAGATTTATTTAATCTTTTAATGGTATTTTCTCTTATAGGTTTTATAACCTTACATAATGTTTGTTTATACATTATTTAGATCTCCCTTCTGCGAATCCCTTAAATTCCACCTTCTTTTTTTCTTCTTCGATGGGTTTGCCATCAAGCATATTTTCCTCCTCATGGATTCTATTTAATATTTCAAATGCATCAAATATAGCTAGTTTTTTTGTAGCAGCCGCGTTTTTTAATCTATCAGCAGATATGTCATCATCAGAATCTACAATAGCTTCTTTAGCCACTTTAATTAATTCTTCAACTGCTTTTTGTCCAGCTTGGATTATATTCTTCTTCGTTTCCTTGATATTCATATTTAATTGTAATAAATTTATTCATAACTCTATATAATCTCTCTTCGTTAATAATAAATTCGTATTCACTACTAGGTTTAAATCCTACTAACTCCTCTTTATCATAAGAGCCATCAGAATATTTTACTATACCAATTAATGGTCTTTCAGATTCTTGATTAAACTTATCTATAGCTTTTAATGGTTTTACAAAACTATAGCCAGGCATAGCTCTCCAATCTTTAGATTTATAAAGAAAAATTTGATCTTCAGATATAAAATATTTATTTTCTTTCCAATAAGATCTACTGTTTTTTTCTCTACCCTTTACATCATACCATCTTCTAAATACATTATGGTGTACTATTACTTCATCACCTATATTTAAAGGTGATTGAAATAATAGTGGAGTAGCGATAATTTTTGCTAATCTATTTACGTATTGATGATTAAATACCTCTGTGTTAAGTATTAATTCTTTGTCATCGACTCGTATATTGTTATTGTACCTATCACCAATAGGCTCAATAATATAATCTTTGTAAACGCCATTCATTAATATTCTAAGTTATACTCGATTGATATGGCCATATTCTTATTAAAATCTTTCCAAGGTATTACCACATCGTCTTTTCTAATATAAATACAGTATTTATCTTCTTCTTCTATAATGTCACAAATCTCGTGACCTCCATAAACCTCCTGACCTACAGCATAGTGCATAGCATCATTTTTATAGTCTTTACCTATAGTTATTTTTCTGATGATATTATTTTTCATCTTTCTTTTTATTAATAGTACCGTCTGTAACATTAATATCAAAAGTACCATATTCTTTAGAAAGCTTATCTTGCATATCTACAATTTTTTTTTGAGTTAATCCTAACTCATGTAATAGATTATGCTTTTGCCCTTCTAGCTGTCCAATTTTAAATTGAATATTATTTGTTATATTTAATATACCTTGTAACTCTTTTAAGTGTTCATTAGATATTTTGTCAACCTTAGGTTTAAGATCAACCATTTTTTCTTTTTTACTCATTTTATTTTATTTTATTTAATTATTATTAAGGACATATAAGTACAGCCTGCACTTGTCCAGTTTTATATTCTACGCTGGTATATCTTCCTCTATTAGGCCCAGCTTTAATAAATTTATGGTCATTAGTTAATATATACTTATCATTTTGCTGTCTTCTGGTGTAAATCTTATCGCCAACTTGAGGAAGGGCATTAGAGCCATCATGATAATAAGTAATATTAACATCAGCATTATTAAGAGGGCAGGCAGCAGTATTTTGTAAAGATGAACCTTGAAAAACTCTAAAACTCCTTGCGTCAGTAATTTCTTTATGTCTTTTTGCTACTACAGGTTTATTTTTGCCCCTAGCTTGACCCATGCTACAATTATTACCAAGAGCCATTATTTACCAAAATAACAGATTATTCCACCATCTGCGTCAGCGCCACTCAAGGTAACACTAGTCCACCTTCCGTAAATTGTAAGGCCTGCTGGAAATTTTGTGCTTGAGTCTGTAGGATCAGCTCCACCACCATTACCAGTAACAGCTGAAGAGTGACTAAAAAAAGCAGCGTCATTACCTTGCTCTGTATCTGCTACCAAACCAGCTAGAGTTTGATCAGCTACTAAAAATGTTATAGCGACTATTACCATTCCAGTTGGAGGAGTAAAAGCCCCAGTACTATTTACAAAGCCACTACCTAATTGTCCAAAGTTATAAGCAACTCCTTGTGAATTTATTCCCATAATTATTTATTTTTATTTTGTTCTTGATTCTTTTTAGACGATCCGCCGAAAAAGAAATCGACTACCGTGTTAACTTTAGCACTCATAGCTCCGAATATAGTAGAAATAAAACTTATTTCAAATTCACCCATTTCGATATCCCCCATTACGAAGAATCTAAACATCATGAAACTTAATCCAAAGTACGCTGCTGTAAATAATGTTGCAAGGACTTTTTGAATAAACGCATCGTCTTTGTACATATCACGAGCGCTTTTCCTGTCCTCGACTTCTTGTTTAAAAGCTTCTGTCTCGGCGTCAAGTAATAACCGTCTAAGAGCGAGTTTTGCTTCATCTCTCTCCTTGTCTGTTGTAATAACTTTATCAAGTATTCCTTCTGCATTGTCTACTACTTTGCCGAATAAGCCACCTATAAATTTTCCTATCATCGTTTATTATCTTTTATCATATCATCGATAGACTTATTCATTACCTTATCGGTGTATGATTGATTATTAAAAAACACACTCTTTTCTGATGTAGGTATATCTTCTTCTCCTAATAATATTCGATATATTCTACTAATTAAGTGTGAGCATTTAAAAGAGGTTTTGAATACAGAATATTTGATGGTTGTTCTGTTTCTGTGTCTCCACGTTTCTATCCAACCATTCCTCTTTAATTTCTCCCAACGGTTCTTATCCCAACTCATGGTATATGTTCCGTCGATAAATTCATTTCTTGTAAAACGCCCCTTGCAGTCTAAGTAAATTAGTAATTCAAGATCAGCGTCTGTTAACCCGTAAGTCTTACAGGCCCATTTTCTAACGAGCCTGTAATACTTAAGGATTTGTAAATCACGTAAATCGTGACTTGTTAATCGCATTTACTACGTATCAAGCGTGATAGCTATACCAAAGCTTGCGTCACCTTTGATTTTATCAATAGGTGTAAAATGTGCGTTAGTATCCATGTCTATCACAGTTGTTACAACACCTGCTTTATGAGGAGTTGCGTTAGCAACCTCGCACATAGCTTCTGCTATTAGTTTTGCTCTGTGATAAGAGTCAGCAGTTGCGTGAGTATCAGCGTGAGTAACGGTAATTAAATCACCAGTACCACCACCGCCATCAACATCACCTAATGCGCTTCTAAAATATATACCTGTTGTTGTTGCAGATAATGGCTCTACGCCAATAAATCTAGACACGGGAAACATAACTGCGTCACCTGCCGCGTCAGCGCCGTTGCCTTCTGCAAAATATAAATAGTGTTCCATTTTTTTAAAGTTTTTTAAGTTAATAATTAAGGAATAGTAACATCAGTTACAAGGCCACGAAATTCAGAGTGTGCTCCAATAGCTGCCTGACCATTAGCGACATTGTAATCAGCCACTACAATCATTGATCCACCACTATGCGGGTGAGAAGTCATAATTCTAGCAAAGGCCTCTGCCACTGCTTTTTGGTTTCCATTTGTACAATGCAACTTTATTCTTTCTTTAGCAGCTTCATTTCCTTCAATATCTTTAAAATGTAGTCTAAGACCACCACTTACAGGATCTATACCTAAAAAGTTATCTGTTCTAACCATTAAGGCGTCTTGAGATTCCTCTACGTCCGCTTCAGCGAACCATAAATAATTTACCATTTGTTTAATTTTTAATTGATTAATAATTAATTTATGATTTTTTGTTTATTGTTTTTGGTTTATAGTTTGTGTATAATCTACTTTAATAGTAATCACACGTTTTTAGCGAATAGTAATTATTCTACTATAACTATATCTCTAGCGCGAATAACTCGATACATAGTATCATTATAAGCTATATCGTGACCAGCTACGCCATCATAGTATACGCAATCACCTTTTTTAACAATAGGAACATTATTACCCACAGATATAATGTTTGCTTTTTTATACCTATTTGTTTCATCTGTTTTTTCCGTTAATATAAGTCCACCAACTTTTTTTGGTCCATCTTTTATTATATCAACTATTACATAATCATTAACTGCTTGCATTTTCTATACGTATATTTGAAATTACACAATCTGCTGACATTATAGTTAAAGCTACACTTACAGCATTTTTAAGAGCAGATTTAGTTACAAGTACTGGATCAATAATTCCAGATTTAACCATATTAACTTCTTTACTAGTTGTTACATCTACACCTATACCTTTAACTGGTCTTGGGGCCACTTGCATCAATCCAGCGTTGTCAAGTATAGTTTTAAACGGTGACGCTAAAGCTCTTAACAAAACCTCTCCATATTTATCAGCCTTTATTTCTTGGCTAGCATTTAGCAGAGCTACTCCACCTCCAGGCACAATACCTTCTTGCAAAGCGGCTTTAGTGGCATATATAGCATCTTCAACTCTATCTTTCTTTTCTTTTAATTCTACTTTAGAATTAGCCCCTACTTTAATTATACCAACACTACCTGATAACATTGCTAATCTATCTTCTAGTTTCTTTTTAATAAAACCATTTTGCTCTTCAGCTAGATGTTTATTTAATTCATCTATTCTACCCTCAATACCGTCTGTCATTCCTTCTAAAGTTAACACTGTATTTCTATCATCCGTAATAGCAAATTCAGCCTCACCTAAATGCTCTGGTTTCATAAGATCTAAATCATCACCAAGTTCTTCATTCATTACTGTAGCTCCGGTTAATATAGCTAAATCTTCTGTAGCATCTTTTTTAGTAGGGCCAAAACCTGGTAAATCAATAATATTGATCTTAATATTACCTTTTACTTTATTCATTAAAAGCGCCGACTTTACTTGCTGTGCTACTGGGGCAACTATAAGTAAAGATCGGTTGTTCTTTATAACATATTCTAGTATATCTTGTATTTTTCTTACGTTAGGTATTTCAGAAGAACAAATAAACACTAAAGGTTTATCAAGCTCACATACTTGTTTTTCTGTATTAGTTACAAAATGTGGTGATGTTAACTTACAATCTACTTTTACACCATCTACAACATCAACATAAGTTTCTTCAGTTGGTGACTCTTCCATAAGTACAACCCCATTTTTACCAACTTGTTCATAAGCTTCTGCTATAATAGAACCAAGTTTAGTATCATTATTGCATGATATTGCACTAACTGATTTTAACATGTCATCTTTAACATCTATAGCTTTTTCATTTAAATAGCTAATGACATCTTCCAATGTTTTATTAATACCATCTTTTATTTGTCTGATTGTTAGATCTTCTGCGACTGCAGCATCTATTTGTTTGATTATTGCCTCAGCTAAAACAGTGGCGGTTGTAGTACCGTCTCCAGCTTCTTTAACTGTATTTCGGGCAGCTTCTTTAATTAAAGTTGCTCCCATGTTTTCAACCGGATCATATAAGACTACGCTTTCCGCTACGGTTACACCATCTTTTGTTATGACCGGTTTGCCCCTCGCATCTTCATATATAACGCACTTTCCAGAAGCGCCTAATGTAGATTTAACAGCTTGGGCTAATTTATTTACGCCGGTGATTATCTTGTCTTTAGCATCTTTACCAAAATTAAGATCTTTCACCAACTCACTAGGTAAGTTGTATTCCATAATTTAATTTAATTTAATTGTATTGTTTACTTATTTATGCGATCCCTTCGTCACCTCCGACTAACTCGTCATGTATTTCTTCAATCATTGTTGCGGTATCTGCTTTACTACCACCTACAGCATCACCACCTACACTCAAAGCGTCTCCACCCATAACGTCTCCACCTAAACCACCAACACCAGTTTCAGTGCCTGGAACTAATCCTTGTGCTTCTGCTGCTGCTGCTTTTGCGGCTTTTCTTTCTTTTCTTTTCTTTTTCTTTAATGCTTTAAGCCCAAAGACCCCTCCAGCAATAGCTCCTAGTACAGGTAGCGGTGATTTTCCTGATCGTAATGTAAAAGGTGCAATACCTCTGCTTGATTTAGTTCTTGCCATAGTTGTAATTTATTTGTCTTCCGCCGCGATAGCCTCTGCTTCCCACGGGTGGTTAGGATGTCCCTCAGGCCACTTACCATTAGGTCCATCGATTATAGGTTCTCCGTTTTCTTCTCTTCTCATGTATATATTGCCTTCCCACATAACCCATCCGTCTCCATAAGCAGCTCTTTCGTCCGCCATTTGATCAAGATGGGTTTGTTCATGCTTTAACACTCTTATAAAACTAGGATCGTTTTGATCTACGTTTGGAGCTACATCAATAGTTCCGTCCATATTTGCTCTAGCTATTACCCCTTCTCCTATATCGTGGTCTATATTTATACCACCTCGTCTACCTGAACTCAACTTTACGTTTTCAGACGACTTAATGTCTCTCCTTTCGTTTCCCAACTTAAACGTCATAGTCTAGTTATTTAAAAGTTTTTACGACCTTAGGGCCTTTTATATATTCTAATTTTTTAGTGAAATGCTCTACGCTACCGTTAATTGCGGCCTCTGCCCCTTCCATTGTCTCTCTTCGCGTGATATCAACCCATTGATCATCGTGATCCGGCTTGTTTACCTCGGTTTGATAGTATCCGTTAGGTAGTTGAGTAATTCTCCAGTTCTTTTTTTCGGCTAAATGTTTCCATTCTTCCATTTGTTTTTCTGAAATTTTAGGTTCTGTAGTATATGTACTACTTTTATAGTATATGTATGTCATTGTTTTTGGTTTTATTTGTTAGGTATAAGGATTTTCCTTATTTTATTCATGCATTAGCATGTGTTCTACTAATATACCCGTGTGAACACTAGGTACTATTATTATATCTGAAACTGAAGTAGCGCCTACCGTGCCACTTGTTATAGCCCCCGTTCCATCGCCCGCTGTAGTTACGACAAGGCCTGTTACAGCAGTAGAGCCAGTAACAGCACCATCAGCTTGTGAGGTTCTTGCTGTAAAAGTTACCGCAGCCGTACTAACTGAAGTTGTCCAGTTAGGAAAACTTGCAGCATGTATTTGTGCCGCAATATCGGCTGCTGTACTGTTAGCAGCTACAACTGTTACCCCATCAAATTCGAAAGTATCACCCGCTGCCCAAGTATTTGCTATTGTAGTAATAAAACTTGATTTTGTACCACCAGCTGCGTTCCAAGGCATGAACATCCAATCCCCAGCATACAATCTACCAATTTCTGTTTTACCATCAGTATCTGTATGTGAAAGACTTACCGTTATGTATTCAGCGGCTGTAGCTGAACAATTTTTAATATAAGCTTTGTTAGCCCCGTTAGTTGTGTAGTCGTCACCTCTAAATAAAACTGTACTGCCAATAACGGCTGCACTAGTGTGAGCTATATTTTTTCTTGATACACCGGTAGTTTGTGTCATACCAGTTGATCCACCTGCGTCAGTTAATGTTGCTGCAGATACAAGCGATAAAGAATCTGTTAGAAGATCCGTGCTCGCTAATGTTATTGTTGCTGTTGTTGTAGCCATAGTTATTTGTTTATTTTGTTCTTGTTGTACAAATAAGATAATTACATGGTGATTCATATATTTACTCCCCGTATTATAAATGTTGGAGTATAGCCCTGCCCCTACTCTATAGACTACCTCCCCCCTCCCCAAAGTGCATTCCCTTTACCGGGTCCCCCTTTTCCCCCGTATTTGCCCCTAACCATTCAGATTTCCATTTAATTCCCTTTCCCATTCCCTTTCCTCATTCCCCTCTCTCCCTCTCCCCGTATATATTTATATTTATATCTACTCACAGTATAGATACGAATGTACTTAGATAATATATATATAATAACTAATACTAATAATGATATGTTAATAATAATGTTTACACTAATGACAATAAGAAGTATCGTACATGTAGTCGATGTATATACAAACTAAGTACGAAGTATAATAGATAATAATAGTATAATAAATAAAATATAATAATATGAAGTCAAATAGGTTTGTAATAAGAAAATCCTTAATCGGTAAAGATGTAGTAATAACGTTTAATAATAAGAAAGGTGAAGTAGTATCGTATTCACACGATGAAGTGTATAACACTCACAAAGAAAGATTCGATGCGATGAACTGTTTCGCTAAGTATAAAAGCTATACTAATACTAATTGTATGCCCGCTTTCTGTAGAGATATGAAGATTACTAAGTAATATCTCTACTAAATACTGTGACAATTGCCTGTTACTCTAAGTAGTTATAACGCTAATGTCATACTAATAATAATAACTTTTACTGTGTAGTAAGAGAGTGGGCGGAGTATGTGTTAACTAAAAATAACTAATAAACAAATAATATACTTTTACAAATTGAATACGGAGCAGAACAGATAATAATAATATAAAATAATAATAATGAATTATAAAGAAATAAAAATAATGGGAATACTCGGTTTGAAGTGTTACAATAGTATACAAGAAAAATACTTTGATATGAAATACTTAAGTACTTTAAGTAGCAGTGAAGTATCAGATATACTAGAAAAATTAAGAATGAGAGACGACGTAGTTCCTAATTGTGATGAGTGTACTGTAATATAATTACAAACTTATTACGATAAAGTAAAGATAATAATAATATAAAGTTTAACAAATAAAACAAATAGTTATGGAAAACGTAATTAAGTCAAAAAGATTTGTAGTGAGGCAGTCACTAGTAGGTCAGAACAAGACTATAAATGTAGAGTTCAAAAATGGTAAAACTGCCACTTATAATCACGACAAAGTATTCGCTATCATGAAAGATAGTTTAGAAAACATGGCGTGTTGGGCGAAGTATAAATCATACACTGCAAGTAATAACTTACCAATGTCAGTGAGAGATAAAGACATTGCCTAGTGAAGCGTAAGTTCACTCACGAGGAAATCGTAGTAACGTCAGTACTCGTGGTAGGCTTCACTTACATATCGTATTGTTTTTGTGCGCTAGTTTACTACGCGATCACTCAAGGTATACATATGAACATATAGTTGTAGTTCCACTTGTTTAGCAACTAAAAATAATACGAACAAGTAAAAGGTAATGAACAAATCTTGGACACCTTCGCTAATATGCGAATGAATGTATGTCGAGTGGGAGTATCAGTGAGTTCGAGTCTCACCATTACCACTTAAAATTTAATAATATGATAGATAACTGTATGAGAAATACTTTCGGTGTAATTACTCACAGAATTAGTATTGACGAAGTTTTAGAAATGTATAAAGAAAAAGATGCTATGTTTTATGGTGATCCATTAAATATTAGTATCGAAGAGCTTGAAGATATTCTAAATTACTTTGAAAATACTGAAGAATATGAGTATTGCTCTGAACTAAAAGAGTTAATAACCGCTAAGAATTTTGCTGATTTAGATATATTTTTAGATAAATTAGCAGAAGAAAATGGCATAACAATGCAATAATATGAGAAATTTAATATTTTTATTGCTATTTTGCGTAATCACTTCGTGTTCTACGCAAGATTTAGCAATTAATTATGAAAATCCATCACTTGAATGTGAAAATTGTGATGAGATTGACTAAATACAAACTAAATACGAACACTAAAAGATAATAATAATATGAGATATGAATGTAAATATTGCAAAACTAACTACACTAGTCTAATTCTTAAGCAAATGAATGGCGAAATAACTAGACAAGATGTACTAAATTATAAGTGTTGCGATAAAAAAAGTAAAAATGAAGAGAATAACAATTAAAATAGAGTCAAAAGAGTATCGAAAAGGTAATCCTTTTTGGCAATTTTCTCGTTTTAAGCGTGTTCATAAGAGTAAAAAGACGTATAATCGTAAGAAAAAACATAAGAAATATGGAGAATAATAATAAAATGAAGTATATAACTGTACTAGATTTTGATAAAGGTGTTGTTTTTAGATATGAAACTATAAATGTTGTTGATTACCACAAAGGTGGATATAACTCTAAAAACTATGATAATGCATTTGTTTGGAATCCAGATAGAGAATCTATTGTAGATTATCTAACTAGAATGCAACATAATGTAAATAATTGCCAATATATGGCACATGAGCATAGTGAAATAGCATCGTTTGTTAGAAAAGTATGGTGGGATTAAATTAAATAATATGAATAAAGTAAAAAATGCAAATCAAGCAATTGAAGTTTTTCAGTTACTTGGTATAAAAGATGTCACTAAAGATTGGCAAAGAAGTAAAGGTACTAAAGTATTTGAGCTACCATTTAAAACTATGTACGCTAATGGTCACAAAGAAATAAATAGATTTTCTATTTACAAAAGTGGCTATGTACGTAAAATGCTAGTTAATAGTAAAGGTGTTAGTTGGTGTTGTTATCAACTAAACAAAGTACGCAAAAAAGAGTATTTTGTTAAAGATTATGAGTTTATAGGCGACACTTACGAAACTAAGTGGACAGGTAAATATCGTAAACAGCATAGTAATGAGCGAATAATGATACCTAACTATGAAGATAGATTAGTATATTTATGTAATTATATACTTAAAAACTATTACAGAAAACAATCAGGTGCTAGTTTTTATAGAATATATGATTATCAAGTAGATATAATTAAGCAACTTGCTAAAGAAGATAAAGCAAGATATGATGAGCAATTACCTTTTTATGAGAAAAAAGATAATGTTCAAGTAATAATTAACGGTCAACGTTATAATTTAAGTTAAAAATATGGAAGAATTAACAAAACCAAGTGGATTATTTTTAGTAACTAATCCTAATGGCACACCTAATGGACAAAAATAAATAAATATGAGTAAAAAACAAATTTTAAGCCAAAAAGATTGGGTAAAACAATTAGAATGGCGACTACTAAATGTAGTATGGAAAGATAAGTATGGTATTTGCCATGCTTTATGGAACAAAAGTGTAGGACAAGATTATGCTAAAACAGCTAATGAATACTACGATTATATTAAAAGAAATAAAAGAGAATTATTAGAGATATGATACAAAAATTAAAAGATTTAGAACAACAACTAATGGACGAGTTAGAGCCAGAGGTTTATGAAAAAGTAAAATATATAGTAGAAAAGTATGATCTAACTGGCCACGAGCGTAATATTTACAAATGTGGCTATTTAGATGGCTTACAAGCTGCTATAGTGGTGGCTAGTGACAACACTGCTGACAGCTATACTTTAAATTTAGATGATATATTTAATGAGTAATCACAAAATAAATACGATTACTTGTAGATAATATATGTATATGAATAAATGTTTAAAATGTAATAGTATCATACCACAAGGTCGAGTTGATCTTGGCTACAAAGTATGTGTAAATTGTTCCACTACTGTGCGCTACGGTTGTATACCAATCAGTAACCACAAAACAGGTAACGAAATACAAATTATGTCTAGCGAAGATGCTGCGTATATACTCAAAAAAACTCGCAGACGTGGCTATGGTACTATGTTAAAATAATAAGATTATGGGAAATATAACACAAGAAGATTTTCAAGCTTACGAAGACGTAAGAGAATCAGGAGTAACTAATATGTTTAACACTGCTGTAGTATCAGACTACTCAGGTTTAAGTAGAGATAAAATAATAAGTATAATGTCTCATTACTCTGATTTAAAACTAAAATACGGAAACTAAATATAAGGAAGTAGTGATAAAAGTCTGTGCACGGGCACTGCTTCCGCGAGTCTCCAACGATAATAGCCTTCACGTGGCTGGAGATGTAAGTATATTATTTTGCGCAAAAGATAAACGGTCGGACGGAATCCATTGCGGTAATAGAAACTAATAATTATCAAATGCGGGCGAAGGATGAGTAACAAAGGTTTTAACCTCGGTATCTAACCTTCTTGCCGCTGTGTGCAAGCGTGCCTTGAAAAATAGGAGAATCACACAAACCGAGTAGTGCAACAGTACTTTAGTACTAGCTACTCAATAGTATGAACGGGAATAATGCGCTGATACAATTTAAAATATCATCATTGACAGTAATTGCTTGCACTAGTAAACGTTTTCACGAGCTAGTGGGTGATGAAGGTTGCTTGACGAAGTAGTGGGTTCGAGTCCCACTCATACTACTAACTAATAATAAATAATATGTTTGGACACAATTCACAAGCTGCTATAGATGAAATTAGTAGCGAATCAGAGTTATGGAAAGATGGATGTAGCGACGCTTACGATCTAATTCAACAGTTACAATACCTAGCAAAAGAAAATGGTATTGAAATACCTAATGATTTAGATTTAAAGTGTGATAAATTCTTTGATCTATACAATGATAATTGTATGTAAAATACGAGGTGAGGGTGGTTTAACGGCAGGATAAAGCAGAAGTATATTCCCTTCGCAATAGCCATAGGTGAATATACAAGAACCACGCCTGCCCAACCTCGTTCTTTATATAAGATAAGCAATAATCAGGTCGCTGGACATCTAGTAATCAATCTAGATTTTAATAAGACAGAGTATCCCAGTTGTAAATGTACCTGTGAGCTTATCACAAACTAAATACGAATAAAGTAAGATAATAATAATATGAAAAATATATATGATAGGCTAAAGCCAAAAATACGTAAAAGTATACAAGATGATTTAAAAAAATATCCTACTTCAACTACATTATTAATAAAAAAGCTGAAAAAAAATTCATTTTGGCAAGACTTAAATGTTAGTGATGTACAAAAAGTTGTGCTATGGTCACATTATTCTTTAATAGAAATTAGTCACACTGATTTATTATATGGTGACAGATTTTTAGTAAATGAAGATGATGATTATATAGTATCAATAACAGGATAATATGGAAGAGTGGTTATTCACAGGTGATCAGCTTAGTATAGAAGCTGTCATTTTTATATTTAAACTATGTATAATAAAAGCAGTTATTGAAGTAGCTGACGATTAAAAAATAAAATATGGGAACAAGAGCGACAATAAAAATAGCTAAACGTGAAGAAGGAGTATCGTTTAGCGAAAAACCAGAGAAATACATGGTAAGTATTTATCATCATTTTGATGGTTATCCTGAGTATTTGGGTGTGACATTAGCTAATTATCTTGAAGATAAAAAAATAGTTAATGGATTAGGTGGCGATAGAGATGCGCCGGTTTTTAATGGATTAGGCTGCATGGCAGCGTCTATTATAGCAGAGCTGAAAGAAGAAGCTGGAAATGTATATATAGAAGATCCAGAATGCCCAAGTGGTTGGATAGATTACGAGTATTATATATGGGGTGACTACAATAAAGATATATGGATTAGCATTTTTGATGGTAATGAATGTATTTTTGTAGGAAAACCAAAACAATTACAAAATAAATACGGAGACTAATGGATAATATACGTGAGGAAAATTTAAAAAAATTAGCTAGGTTTATTGCTGAAGAGTTAGTAAACCTAGCAAAAGAAACAAGTGGTGATGATTGGTCTACCACTAACATAAAAGACCATCAAATAGGTGAGTTAGCACGCTGTGTCACCCTTCAAAATCTATACTTAGATCGCGAAGAATACGAAAAATGTGCATTAATGAAAATAAGAATTATGGATTTAAGTGATAAGCTTGGCTTACCAATTGACTCCAGTTTAACAAATTTTGAAGATGAAGATGAAATATAAACCAATGTTAGCTTACCCAGTAAGTGACAAACCAATAGACTACAAAAGCGTAGTGTATATGCAACCAAAGCTTGACGGCGTGCGTTGCTTAATACAAGCACGTGTAAAAAAGCACATATTACATCCTGCTCTTAACGAGCTTGAGGTAAAAGCATATTCACGTAATGCTAAAGAGTGGAAAAATATCGACCATATACTGGAAGAGCTAGTTCCTTTCTTTAGAGATTTTCCAAATGTTGTACTCGACGGTGAGTTATATAATCATAATTTTAATGACGATTTTGAGTCTATAATATCTATGGTTAGAAAAACAAAACCGACTGACGAGGCACGTTTAGAATCAGCCAAACATGTACAATTTCATTGTTATGATGTTATTGGCCTAAGTAATATGAACTACGATTATCGTAGAAGCTTTCTTGTAAAAAACCTACTAAACAGTGATTGCATTAAGCATGTATTTACACAGTTAGTTAGTAGTGAGAAAGAAGCTAAAAAAGTTCATAAAGAAAATTTAGCTAAAGGTTACGAAGGTTCTATTGTTAGAATTAATGAAATGTACAAATGTGGTCGATCGTGGTCACTGCGTAAGTTCAAAGATTTTCACGATGCTGAAGCTAATATAGTTGGTTATGAGGAAGGTAAAGGCAAGAGAGCCGGCACGTTAGGTAAGTTTTTAATGCAAGATGATGAAGGCATCCAGTTCGGTTGCCCACCCGGTAAAGGTCATAACTATAAAGATCTTGCGTTAATGCTAGAAAATATACATCAGTATATGGGCCAACGTGCCACCTTCACTTTTTTCGAAAGAACTAAAGCTAATAGTTATAGACATCCATTATTTAAATGTATAAGAAATTATGAATAAAGATAAACCAGATTGTGACCACTGTGGAGTAGAATTAACCATAGGTGATCACCCTAGCTGTTGTAGTGACTGCTGGGAAGAAAATGCAAAATATTACGAATAAATATGAACATATTTTACCTTGACAAATGCCCGGTAAAGGCAGCAAAATACCAATATAATAAACATGTAGTAAAGATGATACTTGAGTCAGCTCAAATGTTATGTACTGCTCACCATCATTACGATGAGAATACAACAGTACCTTACAAAAAGGCTCACTATAATCATCCATCTACAATATGGACAAGAACGGACAGGTACAACTATATGTGGTTATATGACCATATGATTGCTTTAGGTGATGAATATACTAAACGCTACGGTAAAAAACACCTTAGTATTATAAAGTGTTGGTGGCCGTTGTCTCGTATACCTAAAGGAATACCAGAAAAAGGTTTTACACAACCACCACAGGCTATGCCTGATGAGTATAAAAATGATTGTAGCATAAAAGCATATTGGAATTACTACATAGGAGATAAAAACCATATAGCTCATTCAAGTGAAACTATATATAAATACAGACCAAATGAATAAGAGACTTAAAATAAAAATAGAAAAATATAACCAGGTGAAATATAATTCTAAAAGAATTATTATAAAAACATTAAAACCTTTGTATGACAATAGCCTTAAAAGACCTAATAAGTAATAGGCTAATGTCACAAATTAATATGGAAAGACAGTTTAAATACCTTACAAACAAAAGAGTTGTATGGCGACGAGATCCTACAACAGATATACCTGACATAGAAACAAAAGAATATATGTTTTATGAAAATGGTACTTACCAGGCTTATGACTTATTTAGAAGTAAAGCTAAAATAACAACTTACAGGAGCTTAAAGTGGCACATGCTTACACTTTGGTACTTAAATCCTGATTGGACAGAGCATGATGCTATGGATGTAGCTATGTATATTACTAATAAAGATAACGGTTTTATTACCTTTAGAATTAATAGATGGAATGTAGCTAGACTTATAGACGACTTAAGTATATTAGATTTAGAAATACCACCAACAAATAAACTTAGAAAAATTATATTCAAGTTTAATTGTGGTCTTACTAAACAACAAAAACTAAGTATAGTAGGTAAACTAATAGGTAGATTAAGAGGTATAGACAGCACTGATATCTACGAGGCAATGTTACAAACTAATTACGAGGGTGATAAGATAATAATATCAAGGCTTGCAAAAATGTTAAATGTAACACCAAGAACAATTTATCGTCATATGAGTGACGAATTAAAACTAGAAAAAATTAAATTAAATGAAGAAACTTAGAATATATATAGATATGGACGGAGTTATTTCAGACTTTGAAAAAGCTAAGAAAGAATTAACCATATCTTTTCAAAAAAGACCTGATCTTCACGTCGACTATTTACATTTAGATATAGTACCTGGCGCTGAAGAAGCAGTTGAATACTTAAATAAATACCATGAAGTGTTTATTGCATCAACTCCCCCGTGGTCTAGAATACAAGTATGGGCCGACAAGCGTGCGTGGCTTGAACGATGGTTCCCAGACTTAAAACGCAAACTAATACTCACGCACAGAAAAGATTTATTAATCGGTGATGTTCTAATCGACGATAGTAGGTTCAGAGGTCAACCAGATTTTAAAGGCCATTGGTTTTGGTTCAATAAAGACTGGGAAAACAAGAACTGGAAAGCATGTTTAGAATTCATAAAAAAATTAGAAAATGAAGAAATATAATATACAAAACTACATTAGATATAAGAACGATATGAGTTCAGTATTAGCAAGATTACCTGATGTTGAATATGAAGAATATAGTCGAGATCAGTTAATTTTAAGATTCTTACCATTAGTAGAAAACTTAGCTAGAAAATTTTCAACATCACAGCAAGCAATAGGTGTAATGACTATAAATGATTTAATTCAAGAAGGTTTTTACGGGCTATGTGCAGGGGCTGATAGAATAAATTGGGAAACTATAAATGAAGCTAATAATAAAGAAAAAACTTTAAAATCTTTTTTATCAAAAAGAATTAAAGGCGCAATACGTAGAGGTATTGATAGCAATAGGGGTAGCATGAGGATTCCAGAACATAAACTTAATGAAATTCGTAAAGATTTTGGTGAAGATAAAAAAGCTGTAGAGTTATTTTTTAATTCAGTGTTTACTAGTTTAGATGATGGAACCCCTGAGCAACAAAATGCGGCTTATAATATACCAGATGTTAAAAGCTACAACAAAGTATTATTAGCGGCTTACTTAAAAGGTTTAATGTTACAATACTTAAATCCAAAAGAATTTCAAGTATTAAGACTATCATATGGACTTGATTGTGAAAAGCATTCGGCTAAAGAAATTGCAGAAATTTTAGGCATAAAAGGCACTAGCTCTTACGTGCGCATTTCGCAGTTAAAAAAGCTAGCAATAGATAAGTTAATTGAAAAGGTCCCGCACTCGCAAGTGATTGACTACCTGTAGGTTGTACTCAGTTCACCGATGTAAATATGAATAAATATGTGTAATTATATATATAGACCAAAACTAATAAACCATGAAACAATTAAACCAAAAACTAGCAGTCATACAGACTGAATTAAAAGCAAAAAAGTCTTCGTACAATGCTTTCGGAAAATACTATTTCCGTAAAGCCGAAGACATACTCGAGGCAGTAAAGCCTTTCTTACTTAGGGAGGGTGTAACAGTTAGAGTCAAAGAACATTTGATCTCTGAAACGCCCCCTACTATACAATCAACAGCCATCTTGTCTGATGGTGAAAATCAAATTACAGCAACAGCAATAGTCGGTGTAGACCTTACACAAAAAGGTATGCAAACGGCTCAACAATTTGGAGCTGCTTCATCTTATGGAAAGAAGTATGCGTTAGGCAACTTATTTCTAATTGATGATACAGCGGATGCTGACTCTACTAGTGGTGGAGGAGTAGCAAGTAAAATTGTGAACAAAGCTAAAGAAGGAATGACTAAACCGCAATGGGAGAAAGCTATTGAGTTTGTAAAAGAAGGAGGAAGCATTACTGCTATCGAGTCTAAATATACCATTACGTCAGCAGAGATGAAAACGTTAAAAGAAATAAAAACAAAAAACAATCCTATACATAATGGATAAAAAAATAATTGAGAAATTAAAACAGGACGAACACTACTATGGAGACTATGGTAAGCAGTTCTTAAGTAATTCAGATATATCTATATTACTTAAAAATCCTAAATTGCTACGTGAAGCAAAACCTAAATCAACAGCAATGGTGATAGGAGGCTATTTTCACACTGCAATACTAGAACCTAATAAACTTAAAAGTTTTAGGATTATAGAGTCTAGCACTAGGAATACTAAGAAATATAAAGAAATGTCTGAAGGAGAGATCTGCTTATTACAACATGAAGTTGACAAAATAGAACTAATGCAAGAAGCTGTTATGGATAATAGTATTTGCAGGGGCCTTATACAAGGAGACTTTGAAGTTCCAGCTGTTACAGAATTATTCGGTAACAAATGGAAAGGAAAGGCAGATATTATAAACCATGACGAAAAACTTGTTATTGACCTTAAAACAACTAGCGATATTGACAAGTTTAGATGGTCTGCTTCTAAGTTTAACTATGATAGTCAAGCTTATATCTATAGCAACCTATTTGGTTATGAGATGTTATTTATGGTAATAGATAAAGAAACTCTACGAATAGGTTTGTTCGACTGTTCACCAGAATTTTATAAAACTGGTGAAGACAAAGTACGTAAAGCTACTGACGCGTACGATCTGTTCTATAAGACAGAAGATTTTGACAGTAAGCAATATTTAATAACTAAAACCTTATAAACCATGGGATATAAAATGAAGACTTGCGCAATATCAGGCAAGCGACACAGAGCAAATAATAAAAACTTTTATGTAAACAATAACTCAAGTGACGGTTTGCATCCATACTCTAAACAGATGGATAATTATAGAAGAAAATTAAATGTTTCTGTGGATAAAGTAAAAGAATTAGTTAACTTAATAAATCAATAAATATGGCGAGTATTATAAAAACGTCCATAAATCTCTCTGAGATTCCTAAGGACAAAATATATGTTGGTAAAAAAGGTAAGTATTTACCTATTACCATAACCCTTAATGACGATGTCGACCAATTTGGTAACCAAGGGCCAGTTGTTGTCGAACAAACTAAGGAAGAACGTGAAGCTAAACAAGCTAAAACTTATTTAGGTAACGTTAAAGTAGTGTGGACAAATGGCGACAACGTTGCTGTAGCTCCACGAGATAATGAACAGCCAAAGGCAGCACCAGCGCCTGCGGCAGCTAAAGAGGATTTACCATTTTAATATGAATGTAGAGAATACAGAGATCAATGGATTCGTGATTGACAAATTCAATCAACATGGTTTAGAAGTGGGCAAGACACAGGGGATTTGCCCCTTGTGTTCCCACACTAGACAACCTAAAAATAGAGATGCTAAATGCTGCTCTTATGATTGGGAACGTGGTCTCGGTACTTGTCATAACTGTGATACTAGTTTTCAATTACATACGTATCAGCGTAAAGGTAATGCAACTAGAGAATATGTAAAACCAATACCGGTTGAAGTATTTGAACCAGTTAAAGACAAGGCAGTTCAATGGTTTGAGTCTAGAGGTATATCTCAACAAACGTTAAACGATTTAAAAGTTACAACGGGTGAAGAGTTTATGCCTCAGACAGGGAAAAAAGAAAATACTATACAATTTAATTACATTATGGGTGAAGAACTTGTTAATGTAAAGTATAGAGATGGTAGAAAAAACTTTAAACTGTACAAAGGTGCTGAAAAAATATTCTACAATATTAATAGTATTGTAGGATATGACTGGTGTGTTATCACTGAAGGTGAAATGGATGCTTTAGCATTACACGAAGCTGGAATTAAAAATGTGATATCAGTCCCTAACGGTGCCACGTTAAATAGTAATAATCTAGATTATCTAGATAACTGTATAGATTATTTTGAAGATAAAGAAAAAATAATACTAGCAGTTGATGCAGACGAAGCTGGACAAGCTTTAAGATATGAGTTCATTAGACGTCTTGGTGCTGAAGTTTGCTACTTAGTAGACTTTAATGGCAATAAAGATCCTAATGACTTCTTAATAGAACATGGGGCAGAAGAACTTAGAAAAGTTATAACTACCGCGTCTCAAGTTCCGTTAGAAGGGGTTTCAACTCTTAAAGATATAGAGGCTGACTTATTAGACTTTGTACACAATGGTTTTAAACCTGGGTTTCAAGTAGGTTTATCAAATTTTGATAGAATATTTTCGACATATACTTCACAGTTTATTACTGTAACAGGTATACCGTCATCAGGTAAATCAGATTTTGTAGACCAAATGTGTATAGGTTATAATAAGAATTATGGCTGGAAGACAGCTTATGCATCTCCTGAAAACAAACCTAATTTTTTACATGCCCATAAGCTTATACGTAAAACGTGGGAGGGAATGCCAACTAAAGATGATGTTGGTTCTGATAAGTGGAAACAAATTACTGAGCATATTAATGATAATTATTTCTTCATTGATATGGATAGATATACACTTGAGGACGTATTACGTAAAGGTGCTGAGCTCGTAAAGCGTAAAGGTATTAAATGTTTAGTCATTGATCCCTTTAATAAAATTAGAGACGTTGATTGTAAAACAGAAGATGTCAATCGTTACACTATGGAATACTTAACTAAAATAGAAACATTTGCAAAAAAGTATGATGTATTAGTAATGGTTGTGGCTCACCCTACTAAAATGTATAGAGACAAAGAAGGTAAAATTGAAGAACCTACGATGTACAGTATTAAAGGTGGTGGTGAATGGTACGATGCTAGTTATCATGGGTTACTAGTTCATAGAGACTATGAAGCTCAAACTGTTAAGGTTAAAGTGTTGAAAGTTAAATTTCAAAACTTAGGTGAAAATCAAGCTGAAGCTCATTTTAACTGGGAACTTAAATCAGGTAGTTACGTGCCAATAATTAGTGAAGATAATGTAGGACCCTTGCCATGGGAGAGTTAGATAACGGTAATACAAATTACCCTCACCATACTAGACAAGGTGGTGATTTGGTAAAATGCTTTTGGTGTGAAGATAATGGTATAAATATAAAACCAGAATATCATTACAATAATGGTAAACACGAATGGAGGATAGGTATAACAATAAATAATAAATATAATAGAGATCCTAAAGTTTACGATAAAAAAGATGTTATGGAGCAAGTATATCAGTATTCAAAGTATTACTTTAATAAATATTGCACTAATAAAGATGTGATGAAAACAAAAGCAGAAAGGATTGAAAGATCTAGTAATCGATGGAGAAGTTCAATTAATAAATATAAAGTATGATGTATAAATTTAATAATGCAAATTCAGCTTTTGATTTTTACAAAAGTCAAATACTACATTATGGTGTTGACTTTGATGATACTAAAGCTTTATTTAATGTTGGTTTTACAATAGAGTATCCTATGGATAATCATATAGATTGTAAGCAACGTGATTGGAAGCAAGGTTATGCTGAGGCTGAATGGCAATGGTATTTATCTGGTGATAGAAATATTAAAAAGCTAGGTGAATTGTATGGTAAAGTTCCTGAAATATGGAAACGTATGGCAGACAACGCTGGTAATGTTAATTCTAATTATGGCTGGCAATGGCAGAGAAACGAACAGTTAGATTATGTTGTGGATATATTAAAACACTATCCTAATACTAGGCAAGCAGCTATATCTATTTATGATGGCAAAGAAATAAAAAATGCTCATTATAACAATGATACTCCTTGTACTTATGCTGTTCAGTTTACAATATTAAATGACAAGCTTAATATGTGTGTTACGATGCGATCTAACGACCTCTGGTACGGTTTTTGTAACGATCAGTATTGTTTCTCAAGATTGCAATTAATGATTGCTGATAAGTTAGAAATAAGACTAGGTACGTATTTCCATTTTGCACACAACTTACATTTGTATAATAATATAATAGAAAAACTATGAAAAAAGTAATTTTAATATGTATATTTTTTATGTTTTCTTTTTCTACAGATAAAGTTCCAGAAACGTGCTATTGTACTTTTGAAAAACAAAGTTGGACAGCATTTTGTGGAGAGCGTTTAACTTGTGAAAAATGTTGTGAGAAAACTAAACCAAAACCAAAAGAAAAAAAGAAAAAGAAAAAGAAAAAGAAAAAAGATGAGTAAAGAATATATATTATATCACATACCTGGTAAAAAAATAGGTTGTACAACTGACTTATATAATAGAGTCACTGATCAACAAGGTTATGAACCAGGTGAGTACGAAGTTCTAGAAAAATCTAATGATATAGATTATATATCAAAAAGAGAACTACAACTTCAAGAAGAATACGGTTATAGAGTTGATCGTGTTCCTTATAATAAACTTAATAATAATAATTTTAATAATTTAAAAACTATGAAGATAAACGTAACAGACCAAACTACTACGTTCCCCTGTCCTCTTAATAAATTAAAAGGTAACCTTATGGATAACCTTGAAATGAGTTGGGAGACAACCGAAGGTACAGTTTGGTTAGATGAAAGATTAGCTAAATGGATTGTTGATAATGCAAAAACATCTATGTACAATGATAGTAGGTGTTATGTATATAACAGAGCTATGGTGAAGTTTTATATGAAACACCCTGAAGCTGTGTTAGAAAATTGTAGTGATCCAGAAGACTGTTGTCAAGATACTATGTTTGACTTAATTAGAGATTGGGCTGAAGATAAAGGTATATATGACAAAGGTGATCAAAAAACTCAATACGTTAAACTAATGGAAGAGGCTGGTGAAGTTGGTAGAGCTATATTAAAATCTGATTTACCAGAAATAAAAGATGGCATAGGTGACATGGTTGTTGTACTAACTAACTTAGCTGAACTAAGTGGGTTATCAATTGAAGAGTGTATTGAATCAGCTTATGATACTATAGCTAAACGTAAAGGTAAAATGATTAATGGAACATTTGTAAAAAATAATTAATATGAGTAGTAGAGAAATAATGGATGCTAAGGGTTTTAGTTCAAAAATAGCAGCAATGTATGAGCTTAGAGATCCTGTTGTAAAACGTGTTATGGATAAGTTTGTAGAGCGTTCTAACGAAGGTTTTAGAAAATACGGCACGACTCTTCATGAAGAGAGAACAACGAAATTAAAAGGTCTGAATAAATATCTTGTTGATATACAAGAAGAACTTATGGATGCGGTTTTATATGTACAAACTGCTAGAGAGGAAATTAAAGATATATTAGATGAGATATCGGAAGAATAAAAAACGAGGACCTGTTAAATCAAAAAAGGTTATATATGATGGTATAACCTTCGCCTCTGGTTTAGAAAAGTATATGTATAAAGCTTTAAAAGAAGCTAACATAAAAAATAAATATGAAGGACAAACATATACTTTAGTAGAAGGGTTTAAATTTGAAACCTCAAGCTACGAAAGGCAGTCTAATGGTAAAGGACAGTTTGTGGACAGAGGAAATAAAAAAATATTACCAATTAAATACACTCCAGATTTTGTTGGAGATGGCTTTATAATTGAAACAAAAGGAAGAGCAAATGAAAGTTTCCCAATAAGATGGAAATTGTTTAAAAGTTTTATTAACAGATGCTACCCACATGTAACTTTATATAAGCCTCAGAACCAAAAAGAGTGTGATATGGTAATACAATTATTAACTAATAAAATTAAATAATATGGATTGGGAATTTAGCATAGGGTTTTACCCTGGTATACTTTTAGGTATGAGAACATACAGAGAAAAGAAAAAAAATAATCACGTACTATATCTACCTTTTGTAGATTTTTGTTTAACAATGAATAATAGAAAATAATAAATGAAAGACACTAATAGAAACATACTTTCTGATATTACTGTTCATATGAAATATGCTAGATACATGCCTGAGTTAAATCGTAGAGAAACTTGGGAAGAGCTAGTTACAAGAAATATGGAGATGCATATCAAGAATTACCCAAAATTAAAAAGCGAAATATTAAATGCTTATACTTATGTATTTGATAAAAAGATTTTACCATCAATGAGAAGTTTACAATTTGCTGGTAAACCTATTCAAGTAAGTCCAAATAGATTATATAACTGTTCGTATTTACCCGTAGATGATATTGAAGCTTTTAACGAAATAATGTTTCTATTACTTTCAGGATGTGGAGTCGGTTATTCGGTTCAACAGCACCACATTAAAGACTTACCTGTAATAACAAAACCTTATATGAAAAGATCTAAAAGGTTTGTTATAGGTGATTCTATAGAAGGTTGGTCTGATGCGGTTAAAGTATTAATTAAATCTTATCTTGGTGGTAAAAAAGCTTCTAAGATAAACTTTGATTACACTTGTATCAGACCAAAAGGTGCTAGGTTAGTGACATCAGGTGGTAAAGCGCCTGGTCCACAGCCATTAAAAGAATGTTTAATCAAGGTTGAAGGAATACTTCAATCAAAAGAAGACGGTGATGCTTTAACTTCGCTTGAGGTACACGATATTATTTGTCATATAGCCGATGCTGTATTAGCTGGTGGTATTAGACGAGCTGCATTAATCAGTTTGTTTACTGCTACTGATAACGAAATGATATCTTGTAAATCAGGAGCTTGGTGGGAAACTAACCCACAAAGAGGTAGATCTAATAATTCAGCTGTTCTAATGAGACATAAAGTAACTAAAGAGTTTTTTATGGATTTATGGAAAAGAGTTGAGTTATCTGGAGCTGGAGAGCCTGGCATATATCTAAACAATGACAAAGATTGGGGAACTAATCCGTGTTGTGAGATAGCGCTTAGGCCATTTCAGTTTTGTAATCTATGTGAAGTAAACGTTTCTGATATTGAAAGCCAAGAGGATTTTAATAACAGAGTCAAAGCTGCTGCTTTTATTGGAACAATTCAAGCTGCATATACCGACTTCCATTATCTTAGAGAAATATGGAAAGAGACAACAGAGAAAGACGCTCTTATAGGTGTGTCAATGACAGGAATAGGGAGTGCCGCTGTGCTCCAAATGGATATGAAGGAAGCTGCAAATATCGTAACAAAAGAAAATTCAAGAATATCCAAATTGATAGGAATAAAGACATCAGCTAGATGTACAACCGTAAAACCTGCAGGGACAACATCTCTGGTCCTCGGAACATCTTCGGGTATTCATGCTTGGCATAACGATTATTATGTCCGTAGAATGCGCGTAGGAAAGAATGAGGCTATCTATAAATATTTGTTTAAGTCACATCCTGAATTAATTGAAGATGAATACTTCAGACCACACGATACGGCTGTTATTTCTGTACCGCAGAAAGCTCCAGCTAAATCAATACTTAGAACTGAATCACCGTTTGATACTCTTGAAAGAGTAAAACGTGTAGCACAAGAGTGGATCAAACCTGGTCATAGACGAGGCAGTAATACACACAATGTATCAGCTACAATATCTTTAAAAGAAGATGAATGGGAGAAAGCAGGTGAGTGGATGTGGAGTAATAGAGAGTATTACAATGGGTTATCAGTATTACCATACGATGGTGGTACGTATACACAGGCTCCGTTTGAGGACATTGACGAGTCTAAATATAAAGAAATGTCCAAAGTATTATCTGATGTCGATTTAACGAAAGTAACAGAGACAGATGATAACACAGATCTATCAGGCGAGTTAGCTTGTGCTGGTGGTAACTGTGAAGTTGTTTAATTAAATAAAATATAAAATATGAATTTAGAAGAATTATTAGATGAAATGCAAGATGAAATGCACAGCGCTCATGAAGAGATCGAAAAGTTTATGGGTGGTAATAAATCCGCTGGAACTAGGGTCAGGAAGAGTATGCAATTAATAAAATCAATAGCGCAAGATGTCAGGGTCCAGGTTCAAGAAACCAAAAATAATATGTAAAAATAAAGGGAGCTTAATTGCTCCCTTTTTTTTTATCTTGTCATAATTATGCTGTATCATCATCAGGGTCACCCGTTACTGATAATTGTGGATTTTCTTTAATATCTTCATCTTTTATATATTCATTTCCTTTATATACTTTATATGTGCCACCTATAATTTTTACTGGTTTAGTTATTTTGCCGATTATAGCCTCTTTTGTTTTCTTTTTAGCCTCTTCGTTTTCACCCCTAGCTTTAGATATTGCCGCGTCACCTAAACCAATAACAGGATTTATTATTCCAGGTAACTCCATATGCTTTTGTGTATGATCTAATACAGTGTCTTTGCCTTCTTGAAAAGTTTTTTCACCTTTTATTACTTTTTTTGTTTCACTTCCTAAAAGCTTAAGGTCATCAATTTGATTTTGAATCATGCCGATAGGTGTTCCTGATTTTAGCAATCTTGCAAACTGTTCTTGTTTTTCAGGTGGTAAATTTTCCCAACCTGAAATGTCTTTTATTTTTTGTTTACCTTCTTGAAATTTTCTTTTTCCCCACTCTAACCAACTTTCGTTATTGTTATGCAAAGGCGATATAGTTTGATGTTTTGGAAAACCTTTCATTTTATAAGACAATCCACTTCTATTGTTTTTAGTTCTCGCCATGATTAATCTACTTCATCAGCGTTTTCAGTGTTTTCTGCGTATTGTTTTACTAAACTTTTAACATCTGACATATTAAAATCGTCTTCTTGAGATCGATCTGATTCATCTTTAATAATTTTATTTATAATATTTACTGAAAGACCAGAAGAGTTAGAAAGTTTTTTAATATTAGTTGCGTTAACAGCTTCGTCTTCCTTTGCCATTGCATTCTCCACGTCAGTAGAAACGCCAGCCTTTCCTTGCATAGTTTGTTTTGTAAACGCGGACCATCCGCCCATTTTAAATCCCATAATATTATTGTTTAATTGTTATAAAAATTTTTTGTATTGTTGTTTTATTGCTAAACCTTTAGCTCTACTTTTATTGTTATTCCATTCTTCGTGGTTTTTAGAACCAAACTTAAATGGATTCCTATCAGCGTTCATTAAAGTTTCATTGGCCATATTTTCCATCTTTTTATTATTCCACTTTGGATAAGCTGAATCATATTCTTCTTTTTTAGCAAACATAGCAGCTCTTTTAGCTGCTTTTTCCTCCCACTTATCAACAGTCCCGTCTTTATTAGTATCTCTTGGATCAAACTCTTCTTCCTTAGTTTCAGTTTCTTCAAGTTCATTTTCATCTCCACCACTACCAATAGCAACGCTATTCCCCTTATTTGTTACTACTTCTTCATTTCCTTCTTCCTCTCCTTCTTCTTCTCCTTCGTTTTGATTCATGCTTGCTATATCTTTGTCCATCATAGCGGTGAAATCATCAGTGTGTTCTGTATCATCTTCATCTGCGCTTAAATCTAAACCAGGTGAATCGTCCCATAAAAACCTATCAGAACCAACTTCGTTATTATTTTCAAACTTATCAAGTAATTGACCACCCATTTTTGACTGTCTGGTATCATTAGAAAATGAAATTGTTTTACCTTCAGTGCTAGGTGCCGTTATGTTTAACTCTGCGTAAGCTTGATCAATAGACATTCCAGAGTCTAACAAATCTTGTAATTTATCTGCTTGTTTATTACTTTTTCTTGTACCACCCGCGGTATGCTGTTGGTATGGCATTACGTAATCGTGAATAAATTGATTAAATTCTGATATATCATATTGGGGCCCTCTAGACGCAAGCCAAGATAAATCACTTGTTGGAATATCTTTACCTTCTTTTATGGCTTTTTTAATTTTATTCATTCGCTTATTACCTATTTTTTTGACATTTTCTAATTGTAAATTTTCTTTATTTATTTCTACGTTTGCTTGAAAAGTTGGATTAGGAGCATATTCACTTACGTCAAGGTTAACTACTTCTCTTCCTTCTGCTGGAATAGGATTACCATCCGCGTCTACGTCCGCAACATTAAATTCGCCGCCACGTATACCATAATCAAATAATTGATCTTCATTAAACCCGTAGCCTTGCTCAGCAGATAATCTTAAATCATTATCTATATTTCTGGATTCATCTATTTTTTGATTAAATAATCTTCTAGCATCAAACTTTTTTGGTTTTTGACCAGGCTTCCAGTTAATATCAAGTAAGCCATCTTTTTTTAATTGCGGAGCATTCTTTTTTAACCAATCTTTATAATCTGAATTTTTAAGCTTAGCACCTTGAGGCAAAATTTGAACTTTGTAAGGATCGTTTTTGTATTCTTCTAATCTATTAGTTAAATCCTCAAACATCATTTCGTTTGCTTCAGAAGCCTTTTCTTTATTTTTTAAATCTTCATATGTTTCGCCTTCAACAGTAGCGCCAGCTTGTCCTGTACCATCACCAGGAGGAGGATAGCCGTATTTTTTTGTATGCCAATCTATATATTCTTGTGCGTTTGGATCATCTCTAGTATTAGGATTTAGTGTTACCTGCGAGAATCCTTTAGCGGACCCAGTTCCTTTGCCAAAATTCATACCGTTTAATTTAAAACCCATATTATTGAAATTTATTAAGTGTTATTGTATCAACTGAATGTTGCACTTCTTTTTTGCTTGCTTCTAATTTAAACATTACATTAGGATTAAAGCGGGTCCTTTCAACACCGTTATCAAATATAATAACAGTTGGTATAGCTGTAACATTATAATCATTTTGAACGTCCATAGATGACATAATATCGATTCGATATGTATTACAATCATTTAATTTATTTAATTCATTAAATTGATTCATTTTGTTCCACTCAGCCCAAAATTCAACAACAACAACATCTTTAGCTATTTTATTTTTAAAATTATTTGTATTAATAAAATCTTGAGACATCCCAAGTGATGTTCCTAAAAAATATATTATTATTAAAATAGCAATATACATAAAAGTAGAAATATCTATTTGTTTTTTCATTGTCTTAATAATTTTATTTCCTCTTTCATTTCGTCCATCTCCTTTACTAACCCATCAATTTGATTACGAGCCATTTGATCTTTCATATTAAACTCCATACGAGTTGGTGGCCATGTATTACTAGCAGCAGGATCACCCATATCTATAGTATACGTACCAGTTCCAGGTTTAGGTAACTCTAAAGCTTTTTCTACTTTACTTTCTAATTCTGCAAACTTAGAATTAATACTAGCCATTAAACCAAAATAAGCAGATATAACTGTAGCAACCGCCACAACTATACTGATTAATGTTTTAACGCTAATTTGAAACTTACTTTCTTCTGAAAGTTCTTTAGCCATAATTATTTAGTTTTTACGTTTCCACCGTCACTAAAATTATATGCTGGTGGTTTGTTTTCTATTTTAGGTTCTGTATTGTTTACTTTAGACTTATTGCCTCTCATGTAGTCAATGCATCTTAGTATTCCAGGTAACGCCTGGTCTCTGTATCCTTTTGCCATAATTTATTTATTTAATATTTATATATATCCACCAAGGAATCTTTTAGCTTTTCTATCAGGTCCTTTACGTCTTTCTTTGTAAACTTCTCCGGATCCAAAATCTGTATAAAACTTGCTTCCTCGCCCTCGGTCTGCTTTTCTAGCAGCTCTTCTAGCGCGTCTAGCTTCTTGCCTTTCTGTTCTATTTTCTATTCTATCCATTTTTCTTTTTTGTCTAGCGTCTCTTCTACTTTGTCTACGACCTTGTCTTTCTGCTTGTCTATCACGTCTAGCTGCTTGACGATATTCTCTTCTAGCGTTTTTACGCGCCCATCTAGCGTCAATATCACTAGTATCAATTTCTGTAGGAGTGCTAGTAGTAGTAGTTTTAGGTCTATTAGAACTTGCGCTAGGAAAATCTTCTGTTTCTACAAAAGGCTGTACATTAGGCTGGTTAACAACACTATCAGGATTATTTAACAACTCACCTGGGCTTGTAGTTTCTGTAGTATTTTCTTCGTAATCTTTACTACTTACTCTAAACTCTGGTCTATTAGGATCATTCCAATCCATTTCTGTTTGAGGAGTATATTGGTCCATTTTTCTCTGCGATTGAGGAATATACTCCTTTAAATGAGAAACTGTTGCGTGCTTAGGAAAGCCTTTTCTTTTAAATGCCATGATATTATTATTTATTTATTTTTAATCGTCTTCTCTATATTTATCTTCAGGTAAATGAGTTGTAAATTTTTTTTCTGATGGTGGATTAAATGAAGATTTTTCAAGACTTGCCATTGCCGCATCATATTCAGCCTTACTCATTTTTCCACTTTTTAGCGCAGCATTAAGTTGTTTGCTGGCGCTAGTAAAGTTATCTGTAAAAGAAGATTTAGAATATGGAGAAGCCATTTCGCTTTCAGTAAACTTCTTTTTATAGTATGCTGTGTTTTTCATTTTAAATGCCATAATTATTTTATTTTAAATTTTACTTTTCCGTTTTGTATATATAAACCATTAGGTTCTCTAATCGCTTGCCCATTAATATTATATATTACACTATTTTCACTAGATTTATTTAGCAATTCAGGTATATTAGAAGTACAAGGTAGTCCAGTATCACAATCAATGTACTCTGTAATAATAACATCAACATATTCTATTACTGTATCTATAGTAAAAAACTCTACATATTCTGTTTCTATTATAGTATCAAATACCACAACCTCAACCTCTTCAATTACGTCGATGTATAATGTATCTAATACATCTTCGTATATAGTAACTGTATCAGTTACATATATAAACTCAGGCACAAACGTTTCTATAAATACAGAATCAATTACAATTTGAGTTATATATTCTGTTTCTACAATTGTATCTAATTGTATAATTGTTTCATAGATATAGAAAGGAACTCCTAATGTATCTATTACAGGAATGTCTATATATACAGTATCACAAGGTGGTGGTGGTGGAGGGGCGCAATCACCAGGTGTAGTTGGTTCAGCTCCGTTTTCATCAGTAGCGTCAACGCAATCTTCCCACCCATCATTTAACCAATTGTTTGGAACGCATCCATTTGGAGAATATTGTGTCCAGTTTGCTGGATCATCTCCGCAATAATAACCATTAGCTGCAGCGCAGTCTAAACATAATTGTTGAAAGTCGTATTCTTGCGCATTAACGAACGAGCTAATAAACGCAAATAAAATTATAATATATTTCTTCATAGCTATTTGTTTTTATGTAATTTATCGTATATTTCTTTACCTTTTTTATCTAAATCACTTCTTTTAACTGGCTCTTCTCTTTGTGATTTTAAAAAGTCTTTATCAGCTTCTATATTAGATTTAAATCTATTTATATCTATTTTTGTTTTTTCTATAGACTCTTTTAAAACTTTTTGAGCGTCTTTATTACCAATTTTTTTTAATCGCTCTAGTCTAAGGTTAGATAAACTTTTTTTAGCTTCTTTTAATCTTCTTTTATCGTCAGGACTAGTAAACGCAGACCAGCCGCTCATTTTAAATGCCATTATTATTTATTTTTTTTACTTTTTCGTAATTCTCTTAACTTTTGATCTAGCGTAGCTAACGTAGCTCTTTGCTGAGGTTTCATTTTACCATCTTGTTGATCTTCAATTTCTTCTTCAATATAAGATATTCTATCTTCTATGTCAGCAATTTTTTCCTCATACACATCTCCTTCGTAGACATGAGTATCAGGGTCCTCGCCTTCTTGTATTTTTACATTTTCTACGTCTGACTTTTCCCTAATTATTTTTTTATCACCTGGTTTAGTAAACGCGCTAAACCCCGCCATTTTAAATGCCATAATTAAAATATTAAATAGTTAAACCCAAATTTTACTTCAAAGATTTCTTTGCCCCAGTATCTCATATGGGCACCTTCTACAAATAAACCTAAATGCTTAGTTAGTTTTGTTCCTAAAACTAAACCAGCGTCCCACTCTATATTGTCACCATCATATTCATATGAATAATCATCTAAACCATAATGATATGGTAGACAGTTGAACCAAGCATGAGCCCAGGCTGTTGGTGTATATTTATAATAAGCTAAACCTATTACAGCGCTTATTTCTTTTTGCATTCCTAGTTTCTCTAATTCTCTTTCATTGAATCTAGCTACTGCATCTCCAAAATACCAATTGTAAAATTCATCATTAGATGTTGCTATTAAAATAGAATCACCATCAGAAACATCGTACCAATTTTGATCTACATAAAAACCTTGAACCCATTGCTCTGAAGCATATCCAAAGTCTTCTGCTAATTCTTGAAATGTACTTTCACCTGGTACCCAAAAATCTTCAATAGGATTTATACCATATGCTGGATGTATTCTAAATACAGTTCCAACAGTAAAATCCCAATTACCTTTATTTAATCTAAATCTATAATCAAGAGAAGAGTATTTTAAATCTACCCTTTGATTATCCGTGTATTGAACTTTTGCGACAAATTTGTTACCAAGGTATCTAAGCCAAAAATTTTGTTCAGTAAACTTATCACCACGATTACGTATAAAAGAATAATTAAAAAGATACTCCCAACCATTAGCGTTCCCAATAGTAACGTTATCTGCAATATTGTCTTCAGTCCCGTAATAAAATGTTTTAACCTTATACTCATAATCCATTCGTGCTATTTTCCGTAGGCCTATTGTTAAATTGTAATCATAAGGTGAGACCCACGTAACGTCCTCATAACCTTTGTCAACCGCTATATAATCCTCTGTTTCTATCATTGACGTATTCATTATCATCGATGTATAAATTGTAGAGTACTTAAAGAAGTCTTTAAACTGTGCTGTACATACTGTACTGACAAGCACAAATAATAATAATAAATTTTTCATGTTTTTAATGTTGCTCTATTAGTTGTTGGATTGTAAGTATAATCACTTGGGCTATTGCCAGAACTTTTAGATGCTCTATCTATAGCTCTTTCACTAGCTGTTAATTTATTTCTTGATTGACCTTTATTAGTAAAAGAACCATCTAAATTCATATCACCTCTATTAATAAGAATATTTTTAGCTAAATTACTACTACCAACTTGGGCTGATAATCTAGGATACAATTGATTCCTACCCATAAAAGCTTGTGTTTCAACTTTCTTGAATGGATTTCTAGAACAATGTATCTTAGAAAACTTACCCATTTATTCCCCTTCTTTTAGCGGTTCAATTCCGGTTATAGTAATAGTATCTCCTTTTACTGAAAATGTATAATCATCAGCAGGATTATTTTTAACAATATTTTTTGGATCACTAACTACGGAATTTTTTGGAACACCTGCAATTTCATAACCCCTGTCAGTAAATGTAACTTTACCATCATCGCCCACATTTACTTCTTCTCTAAGTATTTGTTTTGCTTTATCATCGTCTGTTTGTTTTGTAAAGGCTGAAAAGCCTGCCATTTTAAATGCCATAATTATAATTTTAAATCTTTACTATCTAATAATGTATACGTAAAGCTATTACCCCATTTATCTCTAGCAACTCTACATATATCCATGAATTCATGCCAATCATCATTTGCTGCAATTACTTGACATCCAGCTGACCATTTATCTACCTTAGAAGATTTCTTACCTCCCCATTTCGTAGCTCGATGTATATTAATTCCAAATAAACCTGTTTGAGTATTATCATCACTTAAATCAAACTTACCGTCTTTATTAGCATCACGGTATACTGTAACGTCTTTACATTGACCTAATGCTTCATACCTACCTTGATGTAATCTAATTTTATGAGAACCAGGATACTGCCCCTCTTTCAAGACGGCCACACCTTCCTTTCTCATTATATTCTCCACCCAATATTTTCCGGGGTCAGTAGTACAATCATAACAGTAAAACTCCCATTGTCCACCACACATAAATGATAATGTAATCTTGTCATCAAATTTATTTGTTACTTCTACTCCAGTGTCAGAGTTTCTAACTCCTACTACATTAATATTATAGTCACCTGTTTCGAACCATTTGTACCCCTTAGCTTTTACGCCTTGCTCTATTATTTCTTTTGTTAATTTCATTATTTAATTATTATTGTTAAACTTGGTGTGCCACCATCTGATGCGTTTTGCGTTACTATTCTTAAGTGATATAAGCTACTATCAAAAGCTAAACTATCATCAAAAACTAAGCTAGCACCATAAGGAATATCAACATCTTTAAAAAAATAGTACTTAACGTTACCAGCGTCTGTGCTAGTAGATGCTGTTTCATCTTCTAAAAATAAACAAACATTATCAGCTTGGTGACCATCAACATTGGCTATACTAATTTTTCTTATATTGCCACTAACATTACTACCTTTAGTTATTAAAGTAGTTGTCGTTCCTGATGTTATATTTGTATATATTGCCATTATAATTTTTCTATTGTTATATGCCCACCGTGTAACACATCAAGAGTGTCACCGTTATTCCATTCTATAATTACTGTTTTTGTTCCATTACCTGTTACATCATTTGCTCCAAAATCTATAGTAACAGTACCACTACTAAACGTGCCAGCTCCCGCTAAAGCTGATGTGACCCCTCCACTTAAACTACCTTCATAACAAGTAATTTTCCCATCATTATCAGCATCAGTAGACTTCATTGTGCAGTGAGTTGCCTTATACCCATTAGGTATAACCACCTCGGTATAAGCGTTTACACCCGTACTCTGCATTGTGATACCATTAGATAATAAACTATATTGAACCGCATATCTAAAACTAGAACTAGCGAATTGCGTAGGTGATACCGGTATTGAATCATCTTGTATTGTGCCTATATTACTACCTCTAAATATACCAGTTGTATCTATAGTATTACTAGTAGCCCCGACTTCTAATTCTATATCTCCAGCTGAATCTAGCGTTATAACGTCTGCAGCGATTTCTGCATCACCATCAGCTGTAATCGTTATGTCAGCAGCGTGAGCAGCGGTATCAACTGTTGTTATACTTAAAGCACCATTAGTAGCAGCGGCTATAGTAGCCGTATCATCAGTTGATGGCGTGAATCGAAGCAACATGTTTGGCCCATCAATTAAAATAGTAGAATCTAATGTAAGCTCTTGCTCAATAGCCGCTGAGTATGCCTGCAGTTGACCTGTCGCGGTTATAATTGATGATTGTGTATTGCCTAAGGTTACATCAACTTCGTCTTCAGCATCGCCACTAAATAATTTAACTCCAGGTTGCAATTCTCCATCATGACTAGCAACACTTAATGTAATTTTACCTTCTTCTGAACCATGATCCGCTTCTGCTATTTCACATAATATTTCGCCATAAGTTTGTGGGTTATCAGAAGCATCATCGCCTATAAAAATAATTTTTCCAAGATCATCATTATCAGCACCCGTTGCTGTTTTTGCAAAACTAAGATAAGGGGCTACAGCATCAGAATTGGTATTAATAAGTTGAATACTTGGAGATGTTGATGTCGCGGACGTTAATTTTAAATCATCGCCGTCCCACGTAAATAAAGACTCTACATCTATCTGTGCAGTTCCACCATAAGTTAATACACCATTAGCCGTACTGCCATTAAAAGATAACTCACCCGCTTCAGTATCAGCTTTTACTATTTTATTATTTGAATCTAGGCCAAGGTTACCTCCACTAGCAATCGTGCCAGTAGAAATATCTTCTAGGTATACATCATTACGAAACCTAGATATGTAATCCCATATATGTTGACCTATCCATTTCATTTAATTATTTTTAACATTTCCATCTACGTCTAGCAGCTTTACCTCTTTCTCCAGTCCAACCTTTTGATCTAGCGCAAAATGATTTTCTACGTTTAGCAGCTTTACTACCACGTTTTACTTTTCCTGTAACAGCTGTTTTTAATTTACTGCCAGGATTATTTTTTCTATATTTTCTAACTCCAGCTGATGTCATACCAGCGCCTTCTTTTACTGTACGAAAGTTTCTATTTTTTCCTTTAGTGGTTTTTCTTAATCTTTTTTCTAATGGAGATTCATCTTCCATATAAGTATTAGGTGACGTAATGGCCATGGGTGTATTATCATGCATAAACGTTCTACGCCTACCACAAGGTGTTACTTTAAAAGGATTATTTTTTTGTACGTAAGCCATTATTTATTTTTTGGTAAACTTTTTATTTTACCATTATGTGTTCTAGCATAACGATGCGTAGAAGTTTCTTTACTAGGTATGAGAGTACCATGATAAGTTTTACCTCCGTATTTCCAGCTAACATTTGTTCCTGATTTTTTAGCTAAAGGAGTTTCAGGTGCTGCCTCTATTTTAGCTTTTAATTCTTCAGGTAGTTTATTTTGATTGCCAACCAATGTTTTTGGCATACCTCTTTCAGTTTTACTAGCATGAACAGCTTTACGCTGCGCATCAGAAGCATATTTTTTCATAGGAGAACCTTTCTCCATTTTATCAATATGATCTTGAACTATTTCAGCTTGTTTACCGTGAGCTTTAACCGCTCCTTTTAATTGTTTTACAACCTCTTCAAGGTTTTTATATTTCATTTTAAATGCCATATTACTTAATTATTTTTATAATCCCTGCTGCCGTAATAACCGCTACAGCTACGCAGACTGGGCAAGGACACATTATACTTCGAATCCAAAATTTAGAATCATAAATCTAAGTCTTGAACAGTTTTTTGTAGTACACGTAGCACAAGGACACAGTCTGAATTCAAACAGTGTCCATGTACCTAAGCGTAAACTCAGTTCATATACTTCTTTTTTATTTCCCGCGTTCCAAGAGTTTATCCAATTCATTTTAATTATATTTTAGTTTTAGAAAATCCCATCTTACTTAGTAACCACATCATAGGTTCTGTTTTAAAAAAACAACAGATAGCAAAATACATTGCACACCATATTTTTCCTCCAAAAAACCCGAATATCATACCCGTTACCATGTACATAGTAATCATAAAGTATAGCATTCTTAATGAAGTCCATTCTTTCCAATTTTTAAAATTAACCCATTCAAACGTTAATAATGACTTTAACGTCATTAATCCGTTAAAAATAAATTCTTTAATAGTATTAATCATATATTTTTCTAATTTGGTTATACTATACTATTATCACACATTTATTGGTGAGCATAACACTTTTTATTTGTATTCTCTGTTTTGTTCTTACATCTCTGTCCGTTAGATTTAGTTGCTGTACACCTATATTCTTTCTTGCCGTCACCATCAGTATCGCTTCCGTCTACAAACTTTTTATGATGAACACACTTCCAAGATTTAGCAGAAGTTTCAGTTGTTAATTTACATCTTTGACCATTAGTTCTTGTGCCAGAGCATCTAACTGTTTTAATACCTTTCTTTTTCTTTTCTTCTTCTTCTTTTTTCTTTTGTTCTTCTTTTTCTTTTTTCTTTTGCTCTTTCTTTTCTTCTCGCTTAATTTCTTTTTCAACTTTCTTTTCTTCTTTAACTTCTTCTCTAGCAGCTTCAACTTCTTCATCTTTTAATCCTAATTCCCATCTACTCCAACCTAACATCATAGCTACACGTTTCCACGTTTCATGATTCCCTGTTATAGCTTCTTCTAAGTTATTAGCTTTGTTTAAAAGTCTTTGCGTAGGTATATTTGTAGCACCCTCTATTAAAGCCGCCGCGGCTGCTAATTTAGGATTTTCTAATCTAAACTTTAGTTTATCTCTTGTGGCAGTTCTACCAAACTCTTTCATTTTATAAGCTTGAATTACTTTCCTAACTTTACTACCTATTGGTGGTGATAAATTTAAAGCTTGTTGAGCTATATCCATAACCTCATCTTTTTTAAAACCTTCTTTAGCTTTTTGTGACTGTACGTGCCACTCTATAGCTACGTTTTTTAATGTAGACGCCATAGCTCCATATATACCAGTACCTCTTAAAAATGAATCTAAAACGCTATTAGCTACTCTAGTTTCTTTTTCTTCTATTATTTCATCTTCTTCATCTCCACTAAACATCATAAACATTAATGCTGATTGTAAACTAGCAAACACTATATTTTGTACAGCACCATAATATAATATTTTAGATATATTAGTTTTAGTATCACCTCTACGATTAACTAAATCAGATAAAGCCTTCTTAGTTAATCTACCATATTGCATTGTTACGTTTTGAAACGCTAGTACGATACGACCTAACACGCTAGCTTGTTGCTTAGAAACTAAATCTTCTCTTGACGACTGCTGTGTTTCTTCTGCTATTTCTTGAAAGTCTAACATTGCTTGCTCATTAGCTTTAGCTTCTGTCATGCCTTGTTTTTTATATTTGTTATATCTGTTTCTATAAAAACTAGCGCCACCAAAAGCAATAGCTGTACTATCTGCTATTTGTGTAGGTAAAAATCCTTTTTCTAATAAAAAGTTAACTACAGCTTGATATGAATTACCATTTTCTTTAAATGACTTAGTTAACTCAGAGGCAGATACATCTGTTTGCAAGCCTCTTCTTCTTTGCTTTAGTTGATCAGAGTTAAATAACATTGTAAAGTCTTTCCAAAACTGTGGTTGATTAGCAAAAGCTTTTGAAGCTTTAAATATATTATTATCACTAAAGTTTACAAAGTTAACTGAAGATATAGTTTGAAGCAAAGCAGATCTCATATTAAAAAACATAATAGAACCAACAGCTCCATTAATCCAATTAACCATAAAGTTAGTGTCCCTATCTTTGCTTACAACTCTATTACCACCGTTTTCCATACGGTATAATATATTTTCTAAAGCTTCTCTATATCTAGTACCATAAGCTGCTTCTATTTTATTTAAATTTTCAGTTGTAAATATTTGATCTTTATTATCTATCCATTCATTTAAAAATTGTTTTCTACCAACTTTGTTTACTGTTTCTGATAAATCCCTAGCTATACTACCAACTACCCAATTTTGTCCAGGTTCTGTATAACCATCTTTTATTTTAGTTATAGTTGATATTGCTTCTGCAAAGTTTTTTAAATCAGGGTTTTTATTTATATGATTAACTAAATCTGTTTGTAAATTTTTTGATATATTAGGTATTTGTTTGCCAGCTTTGTTCCATAAATAAACTCTTATAGCAGAATCATTAGTAAGGCTAGTTCCTTCTACTTTATCATTTAATTTTTTAACAACTTTAGAATTTTGTTTTTTAATATTTCTAAAATCATCAGCCATGTTTTGTTTATATGTATTCCATGCTCTAATACCGTTAGCAAAAGGTTTTAACAAATTATTACTAAAAAATTTCATATCAGCATCACCTTGTTTACCTTTGCCTAAAAAGTAATATAATAAACCTTTAAAATCCTCCGCTGATGGTGGTATATAAAAATCAAATCTACCTATATTTCTACCACGAGCTCTAGCCTCAGCACCTGAAAATACTTTTTTACTACCTATTTTTTTCTTACGCTCAATCATATCGTTTAGCTCTTTACTAGCATTTTTACTAAACTTTATTTTAGCCTGAACTACATCTGATTTAATATCTAATTGATCTAACGCTTGCTTTACAGCTTCAACATTTTGTATAGCATCATCTACAAAATACATGTCGTTATATCCTTCTGCGAACTTATTTAACATCCAATCTGCTTTAGCATCACCTGTACTGTTAGCTAAACCAGTTATGTTGTCTATAGGTATATCTAAACCTTGTGATTTTAAAAACTGTTGTATAGGACCAGCTGAAGCTTGAGGTCTAGCTGTTAAAACAAATACATCTTTATTTCCAAACTTATCTATTCTTTGTTTTGCCTTATCTAGTAATGGGCCAGGTGTTCCGTCAACAACATCATTAAATTCTGTAAAATCAAAATCACCACCTCGTTGTAATATAGACTCTCCTTGTGTGGCAAATTCTTCTGCGTCTAATCTAACTTTTTCATAGCTATTAACAAAGTCATTCATATTGCTAACTAAGTTATCAGGCATGGCGTCTTTTTGAGTTAGGTTATCAGTGTTAACTTCCATAAACCTATTACCAAACATTGTTTTAAATTCAGGTTTATTTTTCTGTACTGATTTGTGATTACGTTTAACTATAACATCTAATAATGATCTTTCTTTTCTTTTTTTATTACGATCTAATGCCACATCTAATGAAGTATCTACAAATAACATACTAACATCGTAACCTTTATTTTTAAACTCGTTAACTAGACTAGTCATTGATTTTACGCTACCGCCAGTGCCGTCTACTACAACACCATTACCTTCACCTTGATACTTCATCATTTTACGTTTAGCTATTTTTCTAGACTCAGCACCTAATTTACCTAACGCACTTCTTTGCTCAGGTGTTAAGTCTCTCATATCAGCAGGTAAACCTGAGTTTTTCTTTAGCCACTCTAACGATATATCAGAATTAACTATTTTAAATCCTGAATCAGATAAACCTAGTTTTTTAATTACATTACCTTTACCACTACCAGCGCCACCAGCTAAGAATACAACTTTACGATTTGGCTTTGGCGTACCATCAGGATTAGGTATTGTAGCTCTAATACCTGATTTAGTTTTAGCTAATGTATCATCAAAATCAAAAACAGATATACCCTTAGCTTCACCCGTTTTGCTATAGTTTATTCTATTATTAAAAGCATCATTTATAGTTGCTGCTTTACTATATTTAGCTTTAGCTTTTAAATTAGCTACAGCTTTAGTGTTCATTAATTTATCAAAGAAGTCAGCATCAAACATACTTATTGTAGAAGGCTCTAAGTACTCTGGTGATATAAGAGCTTCTATTGTCATAGGGTATTTATAACCAGCTGTCTTCTTTTGACCTCTAGGACCTTCTTTGTAACTAGCTGATTTAATTCTAGCTTTTAAAGGAAAATTACCTTTTAATTTTGGCACGCCCATTTCGCTGTAAATACCATAAGGATCATTTAAATAATATGCTCCAGCTCCAACAACTTCTATTATATCAGAAGGCATTGATTTTTTACTATAAGCTTCTATAGCATATCCTTCGTCCACTGTTTGAGAAACATCTGCAACTTTACTTACATGTAAACCACTCACTTCTTTGTGTATAAAATCAGGAGTTTCAGAATTACTACCTTCTAATGGAAGGCCTAGCTTAGCTAATTCAGTAACTAAATTTTTACCGCCATTTTTTAAAGCGTTTTCAACTGCTTTTAAAGCTTTGTCTTTATATTTACCTTCATATTTAATTTTAAATTTACCGTTTTTAAAATCAATAACATTAACTGGTATTTGAGGTAATCTAGCTGCGCCAAATTTAATCTCTGCGTTAAGAGGAAAAATAACATCAGCTCCACCTTTGTCTTTAAAAATAAGCCCGGCATGAAAATCTGGTATACCGCCTTCAGCAACTTCTCTAGTTAACATCACAAGATTAGCATGCTTTTTCTCAGCCTGCAGTCCAATATTTATAGCGGCTCTTTCAACCGCTGTTCCTGTGTTTTCTTGTATAATTTTTCTAGGAACTTTTTTTAATACTTTTGCTACAGCGTTTTTACTCTGACGATCACCTAAAATTATATCTCCATTTAAAAATTGTTTAAAAACAATATCTTGAACTTGCTCAAGATAATTACCTACTTCAGGTTTTACTTTCCAACCATTATTATATTTTAAACTATATATATCTTCTATTTTTTTAGCGTTAGATAATTTATCTACTAAATCCATAGCTTGATCAACTATAATATCTCCGCTTTTAGCTGAAACACCAGTTTTACTAAATTTAACAGAAGGATCTCTATCTATTTGTTTAGCTATTATGGCTATATCGTTATCTAATATTTCTCGACCATCTAAATCTAATATGTTTTTTCTTTTTTCCATTACATCTGGTTGCTGTACTACATCCATTGTAGCATCAAAAGCTAGTTCAACACCTATTTCCATGGCTAGTTTGTCTTTTCTAGTACCAAGAGTTGAAGCTCCAACTTCGTAACCTAATTCTTGTTGCATATTAGAACCTCTAAAAAATGCCATTACTTTTTCAACGCCTGGGTAAGACTTTTTAGTATGAAGTTGTGGGCCAGAAGTTCTATTAGTATCTTTAGGTAATAAGCCTTGACTTATTAATTGATCTACTTCTGTAGGTTTAGTTATTCGTTTTGATTTAGTAAATATTCTTTGATCTGGCTTTAAAGATCTTTCCATTTGAATTAAAGTCTCAACTGGTAAAGCATTATATACAGCTTCAAAGTTTTCATTTAAAAACGTATCATACTTAGCTCTAGAGCCTATCATATCTTGTATAGGTTTTTTAAGCTCTGTTCTAAATCTTTTTTGAAGTTCGTTTCTAAAATTTTTAGAACTAACGTCTGGTAATCTAGTTCCAAATGTTTTAGTAACAGCTTGACGTACCCTATCTGACATGTCATTATTTAACCCTAGATCTTTTCTTAATTTAGAACTTTGCTCTTGTTTTACTAAACCTATATTATCTATTAAATCTTGCTCTACAGAAGTATCAGCTTCTAATTGAATTACAGGAGCGCCTTCGGTTGTTGTAGCATCTATATCTACAGTTCTTTGTTTTGTTTTGTACTCTCTATTAAATACATTACCAGCTTTATTTGCTATTTGAGAATTAACCCAGCCAAATAAACTATCATTAACTTTAGGATTAAAGTTTTTAACATGATTTGTAAGTTCTGAATATACTTTCGTAACAAAGTCTTGAGGTACTCTATCTGCTTTATACTTATTAGCAATTAGCCCATCAAGCATTTTATTATCTTTCATTTCTTTAATTGCAAAATCAGCCCCTTGTTCTTTCCACGTTTTAGGCGTCCAACCCATTTTACCTAATTCATCTACAGCTGGTTTAGCATCTTTAGATAATTTTAATTCATCAGACTTTCTTTTTTTAACCCTATCAGCTGCTTTTTTAGCTATATCAGCTCTTGATATTTCTTTTCTTTGTTTTAAAGTAAGAGTTCCATTTTTTATTTTTTTAGCTAATTGTGTTACAAAGTTTACTGCATCTGTCTCTGATTCAAAATTAAAATCAACATCTGACTTAGTAGCATCTTTAACACCTTGACCTAACATACCAGCCATCCAACCACCTAAACCTGAGTTTTCTTCTTTTTTAAAATCTATTTCACCACTAGAAACCATTTCCATAAAGTTAGTTAAAACCTCATCTGCTTGCATGCCTTCAGTTCGTAATTGTAATTTAGTATATAATGCTGGATTTGTTTTTGCAACGTATTGCATAATGTCACTAGCTACATCTTCAAAAGCTTTTGGGTCTTGACTTATAGCTTCATTTAAAATAGTATGACCAAGCTCGTGCGTTCTTGTTTCAAGACGATTATCTTTAGCCATGTTTTCAACAACTTGTACTGGTATAAATTGACCATCAGTAGTTGGTATATTAGCGCCATGCGCTCCGTTTTGTATTTCCTGTATTAACTCTTGTTTGTTAGCATCAGTTATATTATCTATTTTATTTATACCATCAATTGCTTGCTGTACGGTTTGAAAGTTTTTTAATGATTTACCTAATTTAGTTTTACCTCGTTTTTGTTTAAAATCATTATTTATTTCTTGAGTATTATATAATATTCTTGCTCTTTCATTTATTTGAAAGTCACTGGGGTTAGCGCTTCCTTCAGTAAATAACTCTGATTTAGCTTGTTTAAATATTTCTTCTTTTCTATTTACATCTTCTTTTTTCTTACTGTATTTAAAGCCTGTAAATTTATCACCAAATACTTCTGAGTTATTTAAATCATTTATAACTCTAGTTACATTATCGTATTTATTTTGTAAGTTATTTATTATTTCTTTTTTACTGTTTTTATCTAAAGTTTTATCAGCATTTATTTTTTGAGCATTTATTTTTAACTTTTGTTTTTCTACAACTAAATCTCTATACGTGCCAGCAAACTCAGAACTTAAATTTTTTACTCTACTAACTTGTTGATCAATAATAGTTTCATTTTCACCTAATAACTCAGCTTGCTCGCTAGCTAAAGCTTCAATAGCTTCGTTATTTAATTTAGGATCTTTTAATTTTTCATTTACTTGCTCTTGCGTAGGACTGTTATTGCCTTCTTTAGCAAATTCTTTTTTAATAATATCTGATTTTATTTTAAATATACTATTATCTATGTTACCTATTTCTTCTAAGTTCTGTCTAAATTTTTTTACTGTAGGTGGTGGAGAAAATTGATTAGCGATAACACCATTTAGCGTTGAAAAATAACTTGTTTTAGCTCCAAACATATAACCAGCCATAGCTTGCTCAGGCACACCTTCCATTAAAGGTCTATTAGAAATAGCATTTTGTAATACACCAGTAGTACCTTCACCAATAGCCTCTGTTGCTCTTAACGTAAGGCCATCAACAACTGTTTCTTTTAAAAATCTACTATAAGTACCAACTCCGTCATTTAATACATTACCCTTAAATGTTTTCATTCGTCTAGTAACTCTACTTATTTGACTTAAAAAAACAACGTCAGGAACAAATTCAGCCGCAGCGTAACCAAGTGATATAGCGTTTTTCTTTAAATATGATTTTTTTTTAGCAAAAGGTTGCCGTTTTTCCTCTTCAAGCATAACCCCATATTGATTTGCACCACTACTACTAGCTACAAGATATACACCGCCTGGTAGAAATATAGCACCAAATTGAGCTATATTATTAGCCGTAGTGCTTAGTGCCCATCTACCAATGCCTTCACGGCTTTTAAAAGCGGTTCTAAAATCTACTGGCATCTGCTCCTCTTCTTTTAATATACGCATAGACTCGTTTAAATTCAATAAGCGTTGATTAGTCAATTTTCCATAAACTGAATCATCAGGATTCCAAAGACCACCTGACGCGATATGACCAGTAAATTGAATAGCTTTGTGAATACCACCAGCGCCAGTATAAAAAAGATTTTCAGCGCCTAATCCAAATTCTTTAATAGCTTGCCTGCTATCGTTATAATTCCTTTGAATTAAGTTATTTATAAAATCACTATTCTGGTCTATGCCCTCACCTGCTTTATCATTCTCGTCTAGAAAATTTTCATATTCCTCGTAGCCATTATTAAATTCCGCTACATTGTTTAAATAATTATCTAGTTCTCTTTGAGATATTTTTTTACCATTTTTTAAAGTAACAACATCATCACCTTTTAATACATTAAATTCATAATCAGGATTTTGAACATTAGTTTCAAAATTAGTAATATTATTTGATAAATTTTTTAATATAGGTAAATTATTTTTTTCGTAGTAAGCTTTTTCATAATCCGCTTGAATAATTTTTTTTGCTTGATTTCTATTGGATAATCCGCTTATAGCTTGAAACTCACTTAAATTAAAGCCTTGTATATTACCAAACCATTGTTCGCCTTCTATTTCATCGGAATTTAAAATTTTAGATGTATTATTTGTTATAACCTTTTGTTGCTGTTTTCTTATTATTAATTTTCTAGCAAAGTTTTGTATTTGCTCTTTTGTTGGATTACTAATACCAGCTTCTTTTAATGACTTTTCAGCCATCTCAAGCTCTTCTTCAAAAGGTTGAATAATCTTACTACTAGCACCACGAAACGTCATCTCTTCAGGGGTAAATTGAATTTCTTTTAAATCAAATAAGTTTGGGTTATTAGGTGGGTTATACTTAGGATTAGGATCGCCATTTGATAAAAACTCATTATTGTCAATAGGTAATTGAGGGTTTTTAGCACCGAATTGTAAATTTAACTTATCAACATCTTCTTGTGGTAGTATTTTATCTTTCTTTAACTTAAATTCTTCAATTAAATTACTTTGATAGTTTTCAATGCTTGACAGTTCTTCTTTATTTAAATTTTGATATAAAAATCTGTATAAATTTTCAGATTGCTTATTTATGGCATCGTTAAATTTTTGTGTTTGAAATTCTTCTCCAGCGAAACCTTTTTTAAAAGTACCTGTTAAAAATTTTTTGTACTCTTGAGACTTTTTTATATTAGATCTTATATCAACGTAATCATTACTTAACGTAAAAGTGCCATCTTGTAGTTTATTTTTTCTATAGATACGAAGATTCCCATCATTTGTTTCTTGCATTTGAAAAAGATCATCACTAAAACCCATTGCTTGTAGTTTATCTTTTTGTTCAGTAGGGGTTCCTGAACTCCAAAACGCTGGATCTTTTACGTTAAAGTTTGCTATATCAAAACCTTCTAATATTTCTTTTTCGTAAGTTTTTCTTTCTTTACTTTTTTCTTCAGGTATTATTATTTTTTCATCATCTTTTTTTTCAGACTTAAAAACAGGTATAGGATCAGCTACAACTAAATCTTTAGATAAATCGTCTGTTTTTTTAACTTTTTCTTTTTGTTTTTTATTTAAATCTTTTTCTTGAATTATATTACCAGTTACTGGATCTTCATAATAAGGACCGTTAGCTCCAAATTTTAATATAGGTTCAGTTGGTTCTACTTTATCTGGTTTTTTTTCAGTCGTTTCTATTTCAGTTGACTGCGAGTCCGATGAAGTATTTTTTGAATTAGGTTCTGTGTTTTCTTTTTGATTGTTTTGAGATAGATCTATCTCTTTGACTTGTTTTTTTGGCTTATACATTTCTGATTCATTATTGCCAAAAAGACTTGGTGATCCCTCCTGCTGCTGCGCATCGGGATATTGTGATTTAAATTGTTCTATTAGATTTGAAGGTACAAATTTAGTTTTTTCTAAACCATCATCTCCAATGAATGTAAATTTTATTGGTGCTTGTTCTGCCATTACTGTTTCGTTAGTTACCCGTTAATAAATAATTTTATTTTTTTGCTAGTGGTTGTGGTTTTGTTTGGTTTGTTTGCATATTTCTTCTTGCAGCAGGGCTTAAATTATTATTATAATTTTGCTCTAGCGCTTTAGTAAAATATTCCGCTAAGTAATCTTTTAGCATAGTCTCGTCTTGTATTATAGCATCTGATATAACTTTAGCATCTTCCGATGTTATTCTACCATCTTCTGGTGTAGGATCTTTTACTTGATTATCAGCCACGCCCATTTCTTTATAAGTGCCTTGTTTTATAGCTGATATTAAATCATCTTTAAATGTTCTGTTAGGAAATATTTTATCTAAAGTTAATGACTTTAAATCACCAGTTTCTACAATTTTTTCTTTAATATTATTATACTCTTTTTGATAATTAAAAGCAGGGTCATCACCTGGTTGCACGTCTTCAGCTTTTCTAATAACATCATCTAATAAAACTTTCATACCCTCTCTACTACCTTGATCAACTTTCATTCCACTAAATAAATCAGTTATATTAGCCATTGACATCCACTCACCATTATGCATTTCATATCCTGGTACATTGTCTTTAAATATAGGTTGACTTCCACCTTTTATAATATCAACTACGTCATTAGCATAAGGTCCTAATTTTTCAATAGGGTTATGGCCAAAACTTTCAGCATCAGATAATGTTTCTGCTATTTGTTTTTTAAATTCTTCTGGGACGGTCATTTTTTGAGCCTTCTCTAATGTTTCTTTTTGTATAGCTGCTTGTTCGTTTTTATCAGCTTTAGAAAAGCGATCCTTTGCATCTACACCATAGTTATACAATTCTTCGTTTTCTTCTTGTGATACATTTGGGTCTCTATTTAACTCCTCATTCATTAATTTTAAAAACATTTCGTTTTGATTAGGTACAGATTGAGGTTGAGCTTGCTCTATTGGCTGTTGACTTTGTGGTACGTACTCTTCTTCCATTATTATAATATTTTAAATTCAACATCAATTTTAGAGTAATCAACTTTATCGTAACTACCATTGTTAATTACAGCATCGCTAGGTATTTCATCAGACATAACTCCTTGGTAAACATGTTCACCAAAAAATTTATCAATATATTCAAACGCATATATTTTTAATCCACTAGGTGATTTACCTATTAATTTAATATTCTTTTTTAATTTTCTATCTGACATTGCTAAAGAGCCAACTAATTCTACCCCGCTTGATATAGCCCCAGACCAAGCGTCATCTTTAGCTTGCTGAGTGCTGGCTTGTTGTTGTTGTGCAAATTGATGATCCTCTTGAGCAGCATCATATAAAGTTTTTTGTTTTGTCAACTCTCTTTGTTGAGAAGCCGCTTCACCTTGAGCAATTGATTGAGCTACATCATAATCACCTCTTGCTTCTTGCGTTTGTAATCTACCAGCCTCTCTAGCAGCAGCGGCTTGATTAGCTGCTTCTTGCTTACCTATACTAGCAGAAGATTTTTGAGACGCTAATTGACTTTGTTGCGCTAATGTTTGTGCTAATGCTGCAATACCACTACTACCAGCAGATCCTTTTAATCCACTCATTATATTAGCTTGGCTTTGTTGAAATTGTTGAGCTTGAAAATCTGCTTCTTGTTTATTTACAGTTAAGTCTTCCATTGTGTTTTCTAAGCCAGCATATGGATTTGTCATACCTTGAAATGGGTTACTAGTATCAACATTTGAAAGTATTTCTTGCATTCTCTTTTTTTCTTGCTGCGCTTTCTTTGCTTTTTTGTCTGCTTTTTTAGAAGCTTTACCAGCTTTTATACCTGAATATATACCACCCACTAAACCTCCAATTGCTTGGACTATAGGTAATGGACTTTGTGTATTTTTTTCAATATATGACATAAGTGTTTATTTTACTATTATAGTTACATTTTTTGACTATTATTTACTACTTTCGTTGATTTCACAAGCCGCTGAAAACATTTCAGCTTTTGTTCCAGATAAATTTTTAAACTTAACTAAAGCATAATATCCTAATAAAGAAGTTAAGTTTACTTTATTATCTTTTGCAAAGAATATAAAATCAGATGTTGTTGGCTTTGGCGTAGAAGTATTTATTCTACAAATTAGTGTCGTTGTTTGTGTTCCATCATCTAATGATGTTGTATTATTTATACTTGTAACATAACCTATTTTAGTTATATTATTTCCATCAGCATATTTAAATCCACTACTAGTAATGGTTCCATTGCTACCTAAAGTAGCATAAAATGCTGTATCTCCAATTTGTAACGATGGATAATCTGCTCTTGATACTTGTATTGTTATTGATACTGTTGCCATAGTTTATAGTTTTAAGATGCTGCAAATAT